GAGTGGACTTCCTTACATGCAAGCCATTGAAGTAATCAAAATGTTATCAGAAAAGATGCCTGGTAAGTTTGATAAAATTCTCAAGGGTTTTTGACTATATCCAATGATGACGGTGTGGTTTAATATACGGTCATGCCGTCACAACCTAACAAGGTAGAGTTAATCGGGATCTATGGATCAGATGAGTCGCATGCACTTTCAGCATGGACTTCTACGTCACGTGAGCTTACAGAAGACAAGAAGAACAGAATTCCTAATCTTCTCAAGATGCTTGCTGAGAATGGACATGAAACGCCTTTCGAAAAAAGCTCAATTAGCTTCCTTGTAACAACCGACATAGCTTCACATGTGCATCTCTTGAAACATCGTATTGGAGTTTCTATCAACGCAGAATCAGCTAGATACAAGGAACTTAAGGAAGACAAGTACTATGTTCCAACAGACTGGCCTCAAGTCGAGCAAGAACTCTACATAGAACACTTAGAATCCAGTCTTCAGAAATATCATGCTGCACTTGATCGTTTGGTTCAAGGAGGAATGAGTCGGAAACGTGCAAAAGAATCTGCTCGTCTCTATCTTCCTTATGGCAATCAGATCACTGCCGACGTGATGTTTAACTTCCGAAGTTTCGTACACTTTATTCGATTACGATATTCTAAGCATGCTCAAATAGAGATCCGTGACATCGCAAAGTCTATGTTGGACTTGGTGGTATCTACTGGAGATTTTGATCACACATTGGAAGCGTTTGGGCTAACTATCAATGGTGAATTACGAGGGCCATTTACATGAGTAGAAATGTTAATCTTTCATTTCATTTGTACGTAAACGTTAATAACAAATTTTTAGGACCTAATATGCCTGAAGGAGCCACGCCCGCGATTTGGCATAGTTCATATTGTCGTGAATATCAGACTTTGATGTGTCACGTTTTTCTCGAGTCTGGTGCTCATTGGAGCGGATTGCCTTTGCATGCTGTGTCCACAACATTGGATTTCTCTTTAGAAAGAGAGCAACTGATGCCATGGGCAGCAATGGGTGATGATATGGATGTTTTTCATGCGAAGTACCTTGAAGGATTAGAATGTGAAACTATCAAACCAATCAAGTCATTTGGCAGGCATACTGGAATGATGTTTGATTGGGTAGATGGATATTCAAGATACCCATCTGAACATAAACCATTGAACTTAATTGAGCTTAAAAATGGCCAATTTGCTCTTTTGCCTAATAACTTTGTTTTGTATAAAGACAAACACTTCACGAATGAAGTTGCAAAAGAAAACCTCAAAAATTATTTGCGTGGCGAAACCGTTTATTGGGAAAAATGATGTCAAAGATTGTTGTGATTGAAGGGCCGGATAGAGTAGGTAAACAGACGCAGACTCGTCTTTTGAAAGAGACGGTGATGAAGTATGGTATGTTGGCAACGGTGATAGAGGTTCCTATTCGTTCAGTGTTAACTTATCGGATCATTTATTGGATGCTCAAGAATGGCCTTGCAAAAAAGTTTCCAAAAGTCTTTCAATGGTTTCAATACATGAATAGAAAGATTTTTCAGGTGTTCACTTTGCCTTCTTTGGAGAGGTACTACGATTTTATCATTATGGATAGGTGGAGCTTGTCAACGATCGTGTACGGAGCTGCTGAGGGAGTTTCTAAAGAATATACGGTTGGACTTGCAAAGAAGTTGAGAGAGCCTGATTTTACCATCATTCTTCATGGCGCAGCGCATGCTCATGAAGCAGAAGATTCGTATGAAGCCGATTCATCCTTACAGAAACAAGTAAGATTAGAATATGCCAAATGGGCCATTGAAAACCCTCAATCAACGAAATTGATTGATTGTCAGCAGGATAAAAAAGCCATTGCAGTTAATATCCATCGAACTTTGCAAGAAAAAAGAATACTTCCTCGATATTGATATTTAAACATCATGTATCTTGCACCAAGAAAACTTCGTAGAGGGTCCAGGGTTGCTATTGTAGCACCAGCATCACCAATTCACTCAGATCGGTTAATGGAAGGTCTTGACATCCTTCGTGAGGCTGGATTAATTCCTATTCTTGGACCTTGTGTTAAGAATCTTAGAACTGAAGGTTGTTCTTCTGCACCATTAAAAGACAGGGTGGATGAGCTTAATTGGGCATTTGGTGCACCTGAAATTTCTGGAGTGATTTGTGCATTAGGAGGTGAGGGTTCTGCGGCACTACTTCCTCATTTAGATTATGACATGATTAGGTCCAGCAGAAAACCATTTCTTGGTCGATCTGACATAACTGCTCTTAATACTGGACTATTAACTCATGCAGGATTGATTAGTATCAATGGTCAGACGCCAAGCATTCATGTCGACAGAGGAGAACAAGTTCGAAAGAATGAAGCAGAATCATTTTTTCACACCTTAAGATTGATGATGTCAGATCAGCCTTGGGGTTCTCAACCTTTTGATAAGGCTATCAACATTCCGAGAACTGTTTCACCTGGTACTGCATCTGGGATTGCGGTAGGAGGAAACTTAGATACGTTTACGCGGTTATTTGGAACTCCTCACATACATGATCTTCAAGGAACGATTGTGTTTATTGAGGATGTCCACAAGGGTGGAACTGTTTTAGATCGTGAGTTTTTACACCTACAACTTGCGGGTGTCATGGAAACAGTGTCTGGGTTTGTTATTGGCGAATTTCAAGATTCTGGTAAAGACTCAAAGATCAGTGTTGAAGATGCTGTTCAAAAGTATTTTTCAGATGGCGTTCCTTGTTGTTTTGGACACCCGTTTTCTCATGGATCCGTAGTTGCTCCAATTCCAATTGGTGCTCAATGCAATATGAATGCAGATACTTGCGAAGTATCATTTGACTTTTCGATGGGTTGATACAACAATAAATTTGAATGTAAGATCATAACATGAGTTACAAAATTTCAGATTCAGTTGCAATGCGTTTTATTCAGATCTTTCAAGAGGCCGTTCTAATGGGGCTTGACGGAGCAGATCTCATGAGGCAGGTACGGCTTGTTGTAGATGAGGCTAGTCCGGACACAGTTACGTTGTGTCCTCAGTATGAGGCACAGGTTATTGAGATGCATAAGAAGTATCTTCAAGATGCAGAGAAGTTAAAGACGCAAACAGAATCTACGTCTGAACTTCCAAAGTTGATCTTTGAGAATTGAGATGGCTACCGGGGTGATGTTCATCTTGTTCACCACCCTGGTGATCCTTCGTTTCTTTTACATCAAGGATGATGAATGATGGACAAGCTACAAGAGATGTGGGAACAGCAGAAGAAGTTTATGGAGCTTCTTCAAGAACGACGCGATTTTACTAAATTTCCAGTTGATATGACATCGAAATCTGGACAAAAGCTTCTCAAAGGTATCACGCATGAATGTATGCATGAGTTGTTCGAAGCCAACCAGATGTTGAAGAATTCTAAAGATCATCGTGCAACTGATGTTGATGATTTTGATAGGGACGGTTATGTAGAAGAGCTAGTCGATGCGCTTCATTATTTCTTTGAAATTGCGATATTAAGTGGCGTTTCTCTCGAAGAACTTCATGCTTCATACATGAAGAAAGGAAATGTCAACATCACTCGGATCGAAAGTGGTTATTAAAATGTATGTTCTCCCCTTTTCAAAATTAAATCAATGATTATCATCTTCTTGTAACGGTAAACGCCGTATAATCAACAAGGAGAAATTTAATGATGCCTAGATGGTATTTTGATGCTGTTCATCTTCCTACTCACAATCTTTTTGATGTTTTTGGTATTTTAGATGATCTGGATAGAAAAAATTATCGTCACAAACCAAACGTTATCGATGAAGAAGGAATTAAAATTGAACTTCCTGGAGTAAAAGTTGAAGATATAGAAATTACGTTAGAAAGTAAAACGTTAAAGGTGACAGGAAAATCTCGTCATGGTAAAGAGTTTACTTACGTTTATTCTTTAAAGTCTTCAATTGATGAATCTTCGATTACAGCAAAACTTGAAAATGGCTTATTAAGTGTTACGTTACCGAAGAAACATCCTGAATGCGCTGTTAGAAAAATTAATATTGAAACTTAAAAATAAAAATCGTAGGTAGTTAAGTCTTATTAGCCCGATTATTTCGGGCTTTTTTATTTTTATTCATAGACAATTATATTTAATTGTACGATTTAGGAGAAAAACCATGCAAATTACTAAAAAGCAATTACAACAAATCATTAAGGAAGAATACCTTAGAGTCACACCAGCTGCAGCTGGCACACTAATGACAGAAGCAAGAGCCAATTATTTGGCGGAACAAGTTCTTGATGAGGGTCTTTGGGATTCTATAAAAGCTGGATTTGCAGCTTTAAAGGGTGGTGCTGGCGCGGCAGGAGGTAAGCTTGGCGATGCAGCTGGTAAAGCTTTAGCTCCTGCAGTTGCAGCTGTCAAATCAGCAGCAGCAGGTGCAGCTAAGGCAGCTGGAGATGTTTCTAACTTTGTCAATCAAATCAAGGATGAGACTCTAAAAGCTGCAGCACAAGCGGCACAAGAATCATTCAAGAATTCTCTTAAATCTGACGTTCAAAAGGCATTAGCAACTGGAATTAAACAACTTGTTTCTGCTGGTATGAGTGAAGATGAAGCTAAGTCTTTAGCTTCAACAATTCTTACTTCAGAATTGATGGGAATTGCTGGCTTGGGCGGCTGAACCTAAAATTACATATTCGTTTTTAATTTTCGGCGCTTTTACGTTTGTAAAAGCGCCGAATAGTTTGTACTATTATTCATAGTATGACTGAAGAAGAAGACAAGATTCTTTGCCAAAAATATCCAAAGATTTTCAAGAATCGAGACGGTTCGATCATGGATACTTGCATGGCGTGGGGCTTTGAGTGTGATTCTGGGTGGTTCGATATCATCGACATACTTTGCCATGAGATTCAACATCACATTGATTGGAAATATAAGGACCTTCCTGATGAAGAGCGCGAATTGATACAAGTCGTTGCTGATCAGGTAAAAGAGAAGTACGGCACACTAAGATTTTATTATCATGGTGGAGATGAAGCCGTCGAAGGAATGGTTTCCATGGCTGAATCTATGACTCATAGAACCTGTGAGAATTGTGGTTGTCCAGGCGAGCCGCGTGGCGGTGGATGGATTAAAACGCTTTGTGGTAATTGTGATGATGAGCGTAAGACAAAGTTAGGAATTATTAGATGCGATTAGCATGGGCGACAGACATTCATCTTGATATGACTGGTGATACGATTAATAAAGTTCGATCTATCGCCAATGCATCTAGAGATGCAGACGCTGTTCTTATCACTGGTGACATATCTGTTTCAAACATGATTTTGCAACATTTATCATTATTGGAAATGACTCTTGAAAAACAGATTTATTTTGTTTTGGGAAATCATGATTATTATGGTTCAAATTTTGGAACAGTTCGGCACGTGGTAAATGATTTTTGTAAATCGTCCTCTTATTTGAGGTACATGTCTAGTGTACCTTTCATAAGATTGAGTCCTGGCGTCAGTCTTGTTGGGCATGATGGATGGTATGATGGGCAGAATGGTAATCCTCATAGCAATGCATTATTGATGAATGACTGGATTAAAATATCTGATTTTAATGCCGCATTGAGAGGAGCCTTTGGGGGACAAATTTTTAACAAGCGTGTGATTATTGAAATTTCTTGTAAGTTGGCCCAACAGGCAGCAAATCACGTTGCAAATGGAATTAAAGCCGTAGTCAAGGATAGCAATCACATCATTGTGATGACTCATGTTCCTCCATTCAAAGAATCGTTTAATGCAATGGAGAAATATGTTGGGATGTCGGTGAATGATGTTCTTCCGTGGTACACATGTAAATTGATGGGTGATACATTATTAGCTGCGGCCAAGGCATATCCCCATATCAAATTTACAGTGTTATCAGGACATGCTCATAGTCATTACGATGACGATCTTCTTAATAACTTAAATGTGAAAGTTGGCCGTGCAATTTATGGGAATCCGCAGTTGGCAAGTTCAATATCGATCTAATTATATTAGTGCGGCCATGAAGAGATCACTACTGTTGAACTCGAACGGTGAACCATTACAGTTCATCACCGAAGTTAGAGCAATCAAGTTGATGCTCAGTGGTCGGGCTGACCCACAATCTGGGTTAACAGGCCAACCTTCATATTGGGAAGAAGAATACAAAACATGTTCTTCAAACTTTAAGTTACCTGCTGTCTTAAGATTAAAGAATTATATCATTCGAAGGATAGATCGCAAACAGGCTCGTTTTCAAAAGAGAGTACTTTTTAATAGGGATTCTTGGAAATGTCAGTATTGCGGAATAGAATTGAGCTATTCTGCAATAACAGTTGATCATATAATTCCAGTTTGTAAGGGTGGACCTACAACATGGCAAAACTGTGTTGCTGCATGTAAAGCATGTAACAGAAAGAAAGGCTGGAAGACCCTAGAAGAGGTTGGAATGCGTCTTTCTAAAAAACCAATTGAACCATCGGCCTTACATTTTTGGGATTTATCTAAGTCATCTGTGTGGCACGATGACTGGTCAATATTTGTGAACATTTAAATATTAATCAACTGACACAAAAAGTGTTATTGTTGAGAATAGTTATGCTAGGAGTTTTTTGCCCATGCGCTTGAAGTTATCTGATCTACAACAAGTCGTCAAAGAGACATTACAGGAAAAAAAGCATAGTGATGCTTTTTGCGATGAGATTAAGAAAGTCTTTGGACCTTCGGTGATTGTCGGTAACACCCTTGGATCTCTCGTTGAAGCTGCAAATGAACATTTGGATGTTCTTGAATACAAAGGACACTTAGACACAGTGCACTTTTCTGATAAAGTTGCATTAGGAATGGTGAATCATGAATCTGCAGACGTCAGAAAATTCGTGGCCAGAATCCTCCCAGAAAGTGTTGCGTCATCTTTATTGCTTGACCGCAATGCTTCCGTTAGGATTGCAGCAGCAAAAAAATCATCAGCAAAAATGATCAAAGAGGCTCTCCGCAAGTTTCCAAATGACGTAGCTTTAAATGATCTCTTTGAAGAAAAGAAAAAGGACAAAGTTTCTGCCCTCGAAGCCGCGGCCTCTTCTAAAGATGAAGACATGTTAAGCGAGGAGTGGTATGACGGAGTTGCTCGTAAGTTGATTCAAGATTACGGCCGAACTTTAGATACGACTTGGAAAACTTCTGCAGTAAAGCAATATTGTTCTTCTGTTCGTTCATCAACAAGGGTTAATGTTGATGCTGTAAAGCTGATGCAAAAGATGGATTCTCTTCTTTCAACATATGATCAAGCAAGGGCAAAAGAGCTTGGAATTAATGAAAGCCTTCAAAGATTGATCTCGGAATCTGAAATTGCAGAAGACCCAATTGACGATCTTATCGGCGAAAATTTGTCTCCAAAAGAATTCATTGATCGTTGCAACGAGGTTTTTAATATTCGTTATGCAACTCTTCCTCCCGGAATCATGAAGTACAAAATTCGAGAAGGTCTGTCTTTGAACAAGATACCAGTTTCTTGCATGCTTACCCACAATTCATCCCCACGCAGAATTGATGAGATCGCTCTCGACACTTTTGTAGACCATTGGAACGATAAACAAAAGATGATGGGAGAACCTTTTAAGCTCAGGTGGGATAATCATCCTGAAGCCATGAACAAGATTACTTTTAAAGTGGAGCTAAAGTGATGAGAAAGAAGAAACTAACTGAATCAATGGAATTTATTCTTACCGTTGAACCAAATACAAACATCATCACAGACAACATGATGGCAGAGTGGGGTGGGATTTCTTACCCACAACTTTCAGTGTTGTTAGTTCATCTTAAGTATCTTTATGCTCTTCATCAGAATCATCATTGGACAACAATGGGAGATCCATTCTACGGAGATCATCAACTATTCCAGCGTCTCTATGGAGCAACGGTAGAAGAGATTGACGGTCTTGCAGAAAAGGCTATCGGTCTTGGAAGCACAGCAAACGTTGATCTAGCTCTTCAAAATTCTCAGGTCCTCAAGCTCATCTCTGGTTCAGGCGGAGCATCAATGATTCCAAAGTCTTCAGACCTCGCTCGAAAATCATTGATGGCCGAAATGAACTTCCTCAAGGTCATTGATGTCATGATATCTTCACTAGAAGAATGCGGACTGATGACCAACGGTCTTTCCAACATGCTCCAGGGAATTGCCGATACTCACGAAGGTCATATCTACCTCTTGAAGCAGAGAATCTCTAAACCACTAGTCTGAGGAATTTATCATGGATCCAATGTTAGCAACAATCATGTACTTCGCGGGAAGCTTTGTTCCTCAGGGCTGGATGTCTTGTGACGGTTCTACATTACAAACACAACAGTATGCAGCATTGTTCTCTCTACTCGGAAATAGATTTGGTGGAGACGGTGTCCATACTTTCAATCTTCCAAAGATCGCAGAAGTTAATGGATTAAAGACAATAATCTGTGTTGAAGGTGTATATCCATCTAGACCATGAGGAACGACATGAAAATTACAGTTAATCAGCTACGTAAGATCATTAAAGAAGAAGTAAGCAACGAGTTGTTTCTCACGGAGAGCAAACTAGATGCTCTAGAAGGTTTAAGTAATGCTTTAAGATATTTTGCTGATACTTACCTTGCATCCGGACTTACCGTAGATCAAGTTTGCGAAGCAATCATGATTGAATCACAGGGAATGTGCGACTTGATTAAAGAAGAAGATAATCAAGAAATGACTGAATCTGAAGAAAAAGACGTAACAGGAGATGGTAAAGAAGATTTTACCGATGTTATGGCATCTCGTATGATGGCATCAGGATTACCGAAAAAAAAGGCAATCGCAAAAGCAGAGAAAACAACTAAAAATATAAGAGATAAAAAATGAAACTAACACCATCACAACTACGCAACATCATCCGTGAAGAAGTCAAAAAGGCTACTTCAGGCAAGAAGAACCTTTCCGAGGCAATGACAAGAATCACAGAGGATGAAATTGCTGCGTGGAAGAATGGTGACTTAGGTTATGTCTCTGGCGATGCCATGCCAGAACCAGGACACGATCACCAAGAATTCCTCCATGGATCAGACGAAGGCCATCCACACGATGATGAAGGATACATGGTCAAGTCTCGTATGGCTTCCATGAAAAAGATGGCAGAAGACGTCTGTGGTCTTCTTGATTCTGAGGACCAACTTCCTGCTTGGGTTCAGGACCATGTTGCAGTGGCTCATGAAAACCTTCAGCAGGTCCATGGTTACCTCATGGGTGATGAGGAAATGAGATCCCACCAAGAAGTTTCATCCGCAGTCGAACCTGTCGGAATGGATATGCCAATTGGGGAATCTCGTAACCGTAAGTCTAGCAACCTTAATGAGGCTCATGCTCGTGTTACCCAAGAGGAAATGAGAGCATGGATGCGCGGTGACTGGGGATTCGTTTCTGAAACAGATTCGATCGAAGACGATCAGTGAACTTTTAGTTTGTAAAGCATGCCTCTTTTGGAATACCATTGAGGCATGCAGCGAACTCTTTGCTTTGATGATGTCCTATTGACTCCACAATATTCTGAGATTGAATCACGATCGAATGTTAGTCTTTGCGTGACTGGCTTCCATGAAGCAACAGCATCTTTAACCAAGATTCATCCATCTCTTTCTTGTCCGATCGTAGGATCTCCGATGGATACTGTCATAGGTCCAACTGCCGCCGCTCTACTTGATGAGTTGGGTGGCTTTGGTATTCTTCATCGGTATTGTACGATCGATGAAGCTGTCAAGGCATTTCTCAAGGTCAACGAGTTAAGGGTGACTCCTGAAAGAATGATTCCAAATGTTATGATTGCCGTTGGTGCAACTGGAGATTTTCTAGAAAGGGCCACTGCTCTTCACAACGTCGGATGTCAGACTTTCTGTATTGATGTCGCCCACGGCCATCATTCATCCGTGAAATCTGCATTGACGTTGATGAGGAACAAGTTCGGGAATGACATTCACATCATGACCGGAAACGTTGCTACCCTGGAGGCATTCAATGACCTTGCTGATTGGGGTTCTTCATCGATCCGCGTCGGTGTCGGGGGCGGGAGCATGTGTTCAACGCGGATCCGTACAGGACATGGAATTCCAACCCTGCAGTCTGTGATGGATTGTGGCAAGTCAGATAGGGATGTCTACCTTGTTGCTGACGGTGGAATTAGGAATAGCGGAGATGCTGTGAAGGCTTTGGCAGCCGGAGCCGACATGCTCATGTTAGGTTCGATTCTTGCCGGTCATGATGAATCCCCAGGTGAGCTTGTGGATGAAAAGGGCATGACATATAAGACCAAGCCTCATGCCGGTGTTCCATTGTTTAAGAAGTTTCGAGGCATGGCTTCGAAGGAAGCTCAGATGAGTTGGAGAGGCCGTGTTTCAGTCGTCGAAGGTGAGTCTACGATGGTTGGCTATAAGGGATCCATGAGGACAACGATAACAGAGATGCTAGACGGAATTCGGTCCGGGTTATCCTATTCAGGAGCCCGGACCATCAGAGAGTTGCGAGGTAAGGCTAGATTCGTCACAGTGACCCCACAAGGTGTTCAAGAAAATAAGCCCCATGGTAAATGAGTCGTAATTAAATCATTTTTCTGAAGGCCATTTCCCTGTAGCCTTATGCATCATCCATGCTGCAGCAGCTGCTGGATCTTCTGCCCAACCTGAAACTTTTTTCATTTTTTGTGCAAAGGTCTTTGTTCCACGAAGAATTTTCTTTGCAGTTTTCTTACTTGGACCTTTTTTTTTTGCTTCGCTCATATATCCACATTCACAGACGGATTCATCCATTCCACATGCTTCGCAGCGTGCTCCCATGCCTTCATCCATTCCGCATTCACAGACGGATTCATTCATTCCACATTCAGAACATGTTTTTTCTTCTAACATTTCTTCGCCTGTGCTTAAGCATCCACATGAAGGAGCTTCAATGCTAGGTGACATCATTGCACAAGAAGAACAAACATTGTCACCATAATCGCCACACTCACAAGGTGACATTCCACAAACTGGGCATGTTTCTTTTGATGCGCACATGCATTGTTCAACTGGCATTCCACAACCATGACACATTCCTTCTAGCGAATCGTGGTGTTCTTCTGGCATTTCTTCGCAGCCACATTTTCCGTCTATGGACATCATTCCACAGTTTTGGCACACATCTCCAAGATCATCGTTCATTCCCATGTCTCTTACTCCCACCGCACCAACAGTGGTGATTCCAGGTAGCTGTCCTATCTTTGTTCCAAGCTTAGGGTCGATTGGGTCTCCGAACATTTCAACTAAAGTTTTTTCTAAATTCTTCTTCATGGTACTAAATATCTTTGATAGATAGATTATTCTATGAACGACATAACGATCTTCTCGATTCAAGTGCTTCTATATGTGACAGCATTTGGATTAGGATTTGTCATCGGTAAGATAACAGGTCCTAAGGTTCACGATCAAATAGACGCAAAGGGTTCATTCTTTAAACCTGCGCAACGCCAGAAGAAGATTGTTGAGATTGATGATAAAAAGTTTGTGACTGATGTCACGACTGATAAGCTCATCAAGAAGGGCGGCGAGTTAGGCACACAGGTGACAGTCAATGATGATGTTGGCACGTCAGTGTCGAAACTTGCACAACTCAAAAAGAATAAGTAATATTTCCAGATTAGGAGAAATCAAATGGCTAAAGGTCTCGACGTCGGTACTTCTTTCATCGTTCTCGCTGAAGAAGGCTCTAAGAACAAAGTTACATATAAGGATTTCCGCGATGCATTTTATGTCATCAAACCAACAACACCCATCGCAACCAAGATGATTGAGAAAGGTCTCGCAGGAAAGACTTTCGTCAAGGATGAAGACGGTTCTTTCATCATCCTCGGCAAGGACGCAATTGAAAAGGCCGTAGAAAGAAACGACTCAGCCAAGCGTCCAATGTATAAAGGAGTGGTTTCTTCTAAGGAGAAAGATGCTCGCAGGATCCTAACGTATATCTTAAAGGAAGTTTCTGGTAAGCCTTCAGAGCCTGGAGAGAAGTTGGTGTTTTGCATCCCCGCACAGCCTGTTGATCAGGAGGATGATGACTTCGATGTTGGTTATCACGAGGATGTTATTGTCAAGCTCCTAACAGAGGTAGGATACTCTGCTCGTGCAATCAATGAGGCCGAAGCCCTTTGCTATTCAGAACTAGAAAAGGATGATTATACCGGAGTTGCTCTTTCATGGGGTGCAGGTATGGTCAACGTTTGTGTGATGTTGAACGGTGAACCTGTCGTCACATTTTCCACAACGAAGTCAGGTGATTGGGTCGACCGCATGGCAGCCGTCGCAACAGGTGAAGCCGACTCTATTGTCCAGGCAGAGAAGGAACAAGGCGACTTTACGGTCGGTGAGCCAAATGATAATCAGGTTCTAGCAGCCGTTGCTTCTTACTACGATCGTTTGATCGATTATACGACGAAGCAATTGGCATCAGCGATGGATGGTCATAAATCAATTCCGAAATTCAAGGATCCGCTTCCGATCGTCGTCGCCGGTGGAACTTCGAAGGCCAAGGGTTTCGTGGATCTATTCGCAAAGAAACTTGAGGAAAATGGATTTCCTCTTCCAGTCAAGGAGGTCCGTCATGCAGCAGATCCTCTTCATGCCGTTGCCCGTGGTTGCTTGATCGCGGCACAGGTAATGTGATTTTTTTACGTGGGTTAATATTTAACGACATCGATTAGGGAAATATAACATGAAGATCACAGTCAATCAACTACGCAGAATCATCAAGGAAGAAGTCGAAAGAATCGTATCGGAAAAAATCTCGTACAATCCGAATATCGGTTCTAAAGAAATAGGGTACTCAAAGGCTTTAGAAAACCTAGACATGGTGGGCGATGAAAACCCAAAAGATACTTTGCAAAAAGTAGCTGACATGTTACAACCGCGGAGAGGACCTGAAGCCCCTCCACGAGATCCTAAACAGGTTTCATTTATGCTAGGCAAAATTCCACAATCTGGTATGTCTGGTCCTGTTCTTTTAGCTGGCGAAAAAGGAAGAATACCGACTTATTTCTTTGATCCAATGGATACAGAGTGGAGAGAGATACCAGAAGAATCTTTTCAGTGATTTAGGGAACATTCGATAACCGCGTAATTCTTTATTGAATTTACCTGGAAAGGCTCCTTAATGGGGCCTTTTTCATTTCAGAATCTTTGTTGTGCAAAATCGTTGTCCTTTGGGATACAATGTACAGACAGGCAAAGATGAGCGTAAATCACAAAAAAGTGCCCTCACGATTCGTAGGTGTACATTCTCACTCTGGATTTTCAACCTTCGATGGACTTGACTACCCACAAGAGCACATCGATTATGTTCTTGAGAATGGAATGGACGCATGGTCGCTGACCGACCATGGTCACATGAATGGTTTTGGACATGCCTACCTTCATGCTGAGAAGCTTCGTAAGTCTGGTAAGAACTTTAAGTTCATTCCTGGGTGTGAGATGTACGTCCATCCTGACTTGAAGCAGTGGCAGAGGGACCTACAAAAATCAAAAGAGAAGCCTGTCAAAGATGAGTCTATCCTCACACCTCTCACTGCAGTAGTAGATGGAAATGATGAGACAACAGATATTGGAACAGACGAAGCTGCTCTGACCATTGAGAACGAGGAAGAGACAAAATCTGGTAAGTACAATGACCCAGTGAAGCGCCGGCACCATCTGGTTGTCCTACCAAAAACCTCGATTGGTCTACAAAGATTATTCCATCTAGTTTCTCGAGGTTATTTGGAGGGCTTCTACAGGTTCCCACGAGTTGATTACGGAATGCTTAAGGAAGCAGCTCAAGGTGGTCACTTGATGGTGAGCTCAGCTTGTCTGGGAGGGCCGCTGTCGTATGACGTGTTCTCAAAGGTTCAACGAGTAAAATTCGAGGACCTTTCCTACAAGCTTCTGGATGATCAGTCCATCATGGAAGCTGCTCTACTCGAGATGGGTAATACCTATGACAAATTAGCAGACGCTCTAGGTCGTGATAACGTATGTCTAGAGCTTCAGTTTAACAAGCTTCCTGCTCAGCATCTTGTCAATCGTGCGATCATCGAATTTGCAAAGAGAAATTCCCTTGAAGACAGGTTGATCGTGACGTGCGATTCTCACTATGCTCGACCAGACAACTGGAAGGAACGTGAGATCTATAAGAAACTTGGTTGGTTGAACTATCAAAACTTTGACCCTAGCCAGCTTCCAAAATCTAAGGATGATCTTAAGTGCGAGTTGTATCCAAAGAATGCTTCTCAGGTCTGGGATTCTTATATCCAGACAGCTGGTGAGATGGAGTTCTATGATGATGATGTTGTTCGTGAAGCAGTTGAGCGCACACACGACATCGTCCACAACGAAATTGGAGACATTCATCCCAACAAAGAGATGAAGCTTCCTTCCTACGTGATTCCGGAAGGAATGACAGAGGACAAGGCATTGGTTGATGCTTGTAAGAAAGGACTTGTTTGGCGGGGACTCGATGACAAACCAGAGTACATCGAGCGTATTAAGTATGAACTAGGAATCATTAAGGGTAAGAAGTTCTCTAGGTACTTCTTGACGATGAAGGCGATCATGGATATCGCCCGCGAACACATGCTGATCGGTCCAGGTCGAGGATCTGCAGCAGGTTCTCTTGTTGCTTATGTTCTTGGTGTGACGAACCTTGACCCAATGGAGTACGACCTTTCGTTTGAAAGGTTTCTTAATCCTCATAGATGTTTAAATCCAGAAACTTTAGTAAAAACTGAAAAAAGTTTTAAAAAAATCAAAGATTTAGAAATTGGTGATTTAGTAGTCGGAGGATCTGGGTCATTAAAGAAAGTTAATAGCAAGTTTATTTCAAAAGCAAAAAGAGTTTATCGATTTAGAACTGATGAAGGGTGTATCGAATGTTCAGAAAATCATCTATGGATTGTTGTCCGTGATGATAAAAAGATTGAAGTTCAAGCTAAAGAAATTTTAATTACAGACGAATTATTGTCTATCGTTAAATAATTATCTGCATGAAAAGAATTGAGAAAACATGTAAACATTGCAAAAAGATTTTTTATGTAGAATATGTCGTTAATGGATCTGGTTCTGCAGGTTCAGCAAGAAAGAAGTACTGCGGTGAAAAATGCAAAAAAGCCTGGTACAAAATTCCTGAAAATGGATCTAAGCAAAAAGTTGAATGCAAGATATGTTGTAAAGAATTTTATCTTCCTCATTCGCAAGCAAAAAATCGTGTGACGTGTTCAAAAAATTGTTACGCAAAGCACATGTCATTTGTTAATACCAGGCATGTAAAAGTCCAAAAAAAATGTAATAACTGTCTTAAACAGTTTGAGATAAATGAAAATAGCACTCAGAAATTTTGTTCTCCTGATTGTTTTTCAAAAAGTCTTTATGATAGAAAAGATATTTTTTGTGAAGTTTGCAACTCTAAACTAACAGTAAAAAAATCTGCAACAACTCGTTTTTGTAATAAAATTTGTTCAAGAAAAGGTCAATCGTTAGGGTTGATAAAGTCACACACAAACGGAAGAACAGGGTGGAGGGTTGACATACAAGATTCTCCTTATTTTAAAAGTTCTCTTGAAGCAGATTACGCGAGATATTGCATTTATCTAAAAATTCGATTTGAATACGAAAAAAAAGTTTTTGAAACGGAAATAAACGGAAAGAAAAGATTTTATACTCCCGATTTTTACTTACCAGACTTAGGCGAATTTATCGAATTAAAAGGTATTCGAGAAAGTGAAAATTTATTCTCGAAAAAGTTAAATTCAAATTCAGCTGCTAGGGAGAGTTTAAATTCTGCAGATGTGAAAATAAAAGTCGTGTATATGAACGATTTTTATTCAATGTTGAGATCATCTGGTCTCTATGATAAAATCCCCAATTTAGAAAATAAAGATTATGGAAGAACAGCTTATCTCATTAAAACGTACAAAGATTAATTCAATTGAGATTGTTGACCTAGAAGATGAAATCGAATTAATCGATATCGAAGTTGACGATGATCACACGTTTTTTGTTTCAAACACAAGTAAAGAATGGCTGTTAACTCATAATTCAGGTGCTCCTGATATCGATTCTGATATTGGAGACCGTGATAAGCTAATCGACTTGCTTCGCGAAAATTTTGGAAATCATAATGTCATTCCAATTTCTAACTACAATACTTTTAAGCTAAAGAGCCTTATCAAGGACATTGCTAGGTTCTATAACATTCCATTCGAAGAAGTGAATGCTGCATTGGCTCCCATTGAGGATGACGTTAAGAAAGAAGTTTTTAAACCTGGTGTTGACAAGAATTTGTTTACTTTGACGTATGAAGATGCGATGAAGTATTCAAAATCCATGCAAGACTTTGTGGCTTTGCATCCTGAAGTTGCAGAGCCGATTGAGATTTTATTCAAACAAAACAGATCTCTTGGCCGTCATGCTGGTGGAGTTATCGTATCTGAAAATGTTGCAGAACAGATGCCTCTCATCTTGGCCCGTGGCGAACCTCAAACGCCATGGGTCGAGGGCATGCATTACAAACATCTAGAAGAGTTTGGTTGGATTAAGTTCGATTTGCTTGGCCTTGAAACCTTACGAATCATTGAACGATGCATTCATTTGATCTTACAACGTAGAGAAGGAATCGCAAATCCTACATTTAAAGACATCAAGTCGTGGTTCGATAAACGCATGGATCCAAAGAACATTGATCTAAACGATCAAAAGGTCTATGAATATGTTTATCATGAAGGAAGATTTGCCGGTGTTTTCCAATGTACGCAGCCTGGCGCGCAACGCCTTTTTATGAAGGCAAAGCCTCGTAACATCATCGACATCGCAACGTTGACTTCAATCTATCGTCCAGGTCCATTGGCTGCGAACGTTGATAAGCTTTACATCGACGCGAAGAACAATGCAGATAACATCGATTATCAACATCCATTGATTGAAAAGGTTCTTAAGAACACGTATGGTTGCATCATTTTCCAAGAATCAGTTATGAAGTTGTGCTCTGTAGTTGCAGGTTTTCCTGAGGCAGAGACAGACACGATCCGTAGAAACATTATGAAACGTTCTGCTGCAAAGAAAGATGATGCTGCTGCAGATGCTCGCAAGGCAAAAGAAGAGTTCGTTAACGGATCAATGAAGAATGGAATACCTGAAAGAGTTGCAGACGAGCTGTATGAAAAGATGTTGTTCTTCTCAGGATACGGTTTCAATGCATCTCACGCAGTTTCTTATGCAATTGATTCTTACTACTGTGCATGGCTTCTAACTTACTTTGAAGAGGAATGGCTTTGTGCATATCTTGAATCCATGTCAGGAAATGACGAAAAACGTTCTAAAGCATTCTCTGAAGTTAAAGCATTGGGATATAAAATCGTTAATATCGACATTAACTATGCGACGAAGAGCTGGACTATTTTGGAAGGCAAACGATTTATGCCGAGCTTCCTTTCATGTAAGGGAGTTGGCGAGTCAGCGGTGGATGAGATTATTGAAAAGCGTCCTTATAAGAATGTAGAAGAGATGTTGTGGAATGAAGACGGTTCGTGGAAACATTCAAAATTTAATAAACGTTCACTCGAAGCGCTGATTGGAATTAAAGCCTTCGATTCTTTGGATTGTATCGGATACGGAAAAACGTTTAGCAGTTATAAGCAAATGAATGAAATCTTGATTGATAGGAATGTAGAAATCAAGAAACATACAAAAAAGAATCCGTTGGTCGGAATGGAATCATTTAAAAATATCTTAATCGAAACTCAAGATATTGAAGAATGGACCAGATCTGAGATGGTAGATAACAGCATAAAATATCTCGGGTCATTCAACGCAGCTATGCTTATGCCTGAAGACATTCTTCAAAAGCTTGAATCGAAGGGTGTTCAATCGGTCGACGATCTTTCAGATACAAACATTTATTGGTTTATCATTGCTGATTCAAAACCAAAGAAAACCAAGACAGGAAAACCTTATTTGTTGTTGACCATAACTGGATTAGGCGGTCAAAATCGAAGGTTGTTTTGTTGGGGATGGGATGGCAAGACTGAGATTCCAAAATATAGTGTTTGTCTTTCTGAAATCACGGTTGATAACTACGGTAATAAAACTTTCATGAACCGTATTAAGATCATTGATTCATGAGGAATAAAATGGGAACCGTTATTTTATTTGATGGGTCTGATAAGGTCGGCAAGACGGAGATGGCTCGCGAATTGTCAAAAAGAATTCAAGTTCCGTATTTTAAGAACGAATCTGAATGGAATGCTTTCTCAAAAGATCCTTCATATTTTTCAAACGCATTGAAGTATGGAGATCCATATTTTTATAATTTTTTAAAGATGACAGGAACTTCTGTCGTTCTTGATCGTTCTTATCCTTCTGAATGGGTATACTCAAGAGTTTATAATAGAATCACTGATCATGAAGCGTTGACATATGTCGATGACCTTGCAGCTAAAGTAGGCGTTAAAATTGTGATTCCGTACAGAACATCATATGAAGGAATGCATGATGATATGCATGACATTGATTGCAAAGCAATGCAAAAAATATCTGACATGTATGCTGAATTTATAATTTGGACCAAATGTGAGACTCTGCGACTGTGCGTCGATTCAGAAGACATTGATTGGGAAATGAAAACCATTCTAGAATTTATTAATAAAAAAGGATAACATGAAACTAGGAATCAGTTATTGGGGATTTTGTGAGCCTTTCGAGGCGTCAAAAGAAGCAAAGACGCCGGACGGTCATCGGTACGGTCGGCCTATTATGGTAGATTCTTTGGTAGGAAGAGGTCATGAAGTTTATTCATTACAAGCCCGTAGGGAACCAGCCCCATATCCTGGATTGAAGTATGATGATGGATTTCCTGATATTGATATTTTGTTTGTAGAGTGGAGATGGCCAACATATAAGAATTCTGGTTCAAGTAAGTTTGAACCAGATCTTGATCGACAGACTGAGCTTTTATCTTATTATCATGGAAAAATCCCTGTCGTGATTTGGGATTGTGATTATAAGGTCACAGAACAAGACGAGTTGAAGTGGCCGCAAGCCGTTATTGCAGATCCAGCATTTGATCCTAGAAGCTTGACTAGGAACCGTACTCGTCTCATGTTCTGGACGGATTGGAAGAAATTGATGCCAGTTAATGGATCATCATTCGAGTACGGATACGTTGGTAACAATTATGAACGCCCACAAGCGTTTGAACGTTATTATTCATTTCCTTCTTCACAACTTAGGGAATTTGGTATCCAAACAACGGTTCATGGAAACTGGTTAGAAGTTTCACCTGAGCGTGAATCCCCTAAAAAGTTGATATCATCTCATATGAACGTTGCATTCGCTCCTAGGTTAAACTTCTATGATTCGATGAAGAGGTTGAATACGTTCGTCTGTACAACACACATAACAAAACCAGAATATGCACTTCGAGGATTTGCTTCTCCTAGGTACGTAGAAAACATAGTTTCAAATGTACCAGGATTAGTACCAGAAGAATTTTTGATCCCAGGTCTATTAGGAAAAGATTGGATTGTTACTGGATCTGGATCTGTCGTTGATAAAGTAAAGCAGATATTTTCGATGTCGATTGATGATAGAACTTCATTAATTTTAGAACAAGAAAACAATTTAAAATCGAGCGGTGTATTTTCTATTGACGGAGTTGTAGATTTTCTAGAGTCCTTAGTGTGAGGAAAAAATGAAAGTATTAATCACAGGTGCAGCAGGTCTTCTCGGCGCAAACTTTTCTCGTCATCTTTTGAATAAGGGTTATAAAGTCGTAGGAATTGATGATCTTAGTGGAGGATATGAAGATTCAGTTCCTTCTAAAATGACATTTTATAAACAAGATCTTTCAAATCGAAAAGCTGTAGAAGAAATTTTTTCAAGTGAAAAGCCAGACTATGTTTTCCATTTTGCGGCATACGCTGCAGAAGGATTGAGTCCTTTTATTCGTAATTACAATTATACGAATAACATTCTTTCTTCAGCAAACGTCATTAATGCATGTATCAATAACGAAATTAAGAAGGTTGTTTTTACTTCATCTATGGCGGTATATGGTGTAGGAAACCCTCCGTTTACAGAAAGTCAGCTTCCGACGCCTGAAGATCCATATGGTATCGCAAAGTATGCTGTTGAAATGGATCTAAAACTTGCGCATGAAATGTTTGGATTGAAGTATAGTATTGTTCGTCCTCATAACGTTGTTGGAATTTATCAAAACATCTGGGATCGTTATCGTAATGTTATTGGAATCTGGATTCGTAAGGCTTTGGCTGGTGAACCTCTGACTATTTTCGGAGACGGCACTCAGATCCGCGCATTTTCTGACATTAAGTTCTACATGGATCCTTTTGAAAAACTGATGACTGCTCATGATGGTGAGATATTCAACATCGGTGCAGATAAACATTATACAATTAATGAAGCTGCAGAAGCAGTCATTAACGTTGCTAAGGAACTAGGAATCAATGCAACTAAGGTTCATCTTGAACCTCGTAATGAAGTTCATACTGCATATTGCGATCATACAAAGGCACACAAGCTTCTTGGATTTAAAGACAATACAGATCTTCATGAAACCATTATGAAGATGTTTAAGTGGGCGCAAGAACAACCAAATCGTCCGATGAAGAATATGGATTATGAGATTGAGAAGAACATGTACTCTTTCTGGAAAAAGTGATCATGATTACAACGACAATATTTCCAGAAAAGATCCCTGATCGTCAAAAGTACATCTTTGATCAAGTTGTTGCAGGAAATTTTGAAGCATCTTGGGTTCCTCTTGAATATGACATCGCTGGAAAAAAAGTAAAGCTCGATGTCATGTCAGATGCACTCAAAATTGGTGGAGTTCGTGTCAATGTCACAGCGACATTACAACAACAACTTGCAGATGTATTTGATGCATCCCTGTTAACTGCTCAGGTAGCAGATTTTATGTATGCAAACGCGAATCATCGAATTGCTCCTTCTCCTCAACCTATTTCATCTTCAGTTCAGTCTATGCTGGCTCATAGTCAACGAGTAGATAAGCTTCTGGGGGCGTACAACGGAGGAATTGTTTCTCCTGCAGGAAAACACTGGATTCTTGATAAAAAGCTAGAATATGCAAGAAGGCAGGCTTGCAATTATGGATGGCACTTTACAGGTGCTTCGTTCAACGGAATTACGGGATTTCCTGCAGCAACCTTGTATTGTGGAAAGGGCGCAAAGGTTATTCAACCTAATGCAACTGCCCATGATCCGAATCACACGGATTATTCTCAAACTTGTCAACTAGTTTCGCAACTATGTTGGATTGATGGAGTTGAATATCGTTTCTCTGATCTTGTCAAAGATCCAAACATGTCTCATCTTGTTACATCAAATGGGCCATTAAAGAATGATAGACAACAGGATGTTCAAAAGATTACAGGTCAGCAGGTTTTATTTCCAGTAGTTATTGTGCCATGAGGAGAAAAGCAAATGCCTACATACGAATATCAATGTAAGTGTTGTAATCATTGTTTTGAAGCATTTCAATCCATGAAGGATGACCCACTGTCAGAGTGTCCAAAATGTTTGGTGAGTGCACTTCAAAGATTAATTTCAGGAGGATCTGGATTTGCGCTGAAGGGTGGAGGATGGTATAAAGATCTATACTCATCTACATCAAAATCAGTTGATGGATCTTCAGGTGGTGGTGGTATTGAATGATTTGTGCCTGTTTGATCTCGCGGCAGGATGGGAAGGTTTGAACAAATCATGAGCATCTTCATCTTCTTTTGATGCAAATACAGGTCCCATTTTTCCTGTTATGCTATCGAAAATGATGTTGTACCCGCCCGGCGCTAAAGTTAAAGGTGATTTTAAAATAGAAAGATAATCAAACTTTCCTGCCGACGCCATTTCCTTATCAAACCAAGATTCAAGAACGAAGTTTGATACACTTACTGATTTACCATTTACGTCAATTTCGTAACTATGATTTTCGACAGGGTCACAAAGTTCAACGGCAACAAAAGTGGCATCACCTCTATTTGACCAAAGATTGATATACGGATTGTAGAAGGTTTCAAGAATTTCGTGTGACAGTACCACCGAGACGGATTTTGTTCCGTTCATAATTGTTCCGCCACTATTTAGAATGGGATTCACAAAGACCCTACCCCAGACTTTCCCGTTTGGGTCTTGGCTGTGATATCCCATGACTCCTGCATGATCGGTATCATCAAAGATATTCATAGGAAACCCATCATCTCCGCTGAGCTTGATGTCCCAAGGCGTTCTGTCCAGTGCGGGTCCAGCATGATCTCTTAGTTGAATCTTACAAGCTTCTATCATTAGTTGTAGATCGTCATTTGAGACCTTGGAAGAATGATTGATGATGTTAAACGTTTTCATGAAAATAAGTAATGAACTTTGGTAAAAAAATGTTATAATATTTGAAACGGTATGAAGACAAGACGAGCATTATTGACTGGTGGAGCAGGATTCATCGGTAGCAATTTGGCAATTGAATTGACAAAAAGAGGAGTTGATGTTGATATCGTTGATGATATGTCAAATGGAAAAATAGAATTTCTACTAGAAGAATTAAAATCTAAGATTATTATCGATGATTTTTCTTCAGAAGAAATTTTGAATCGTGTTAGATCAAAGTTATATGATGTTGTTTTTCATATTGCAGCAGTTCCAAGAGTTAGTTATTCAGTAAAGTATCCATTAGAAACCAACGATATAAACGTTTCAAAAACACTTAAACTAATTGATGCTTGCCGCAGAGGCAATATTAAACGTTTTGTTTTTGCATCATCATCTTCTGTGTATGGAAACACAGAATTGTTGCCGACCCCCGTTACGTGTCAAAAGAGTCCTAAGTCTCCTTATGCGTTACAAAAATCTATCATCGAAGATTATTTGAAAATGTATAATGATCTCTATTGTTTAGACTCTGTATCTTTAAGATTTTTTAATGTTTTTGGACCACACCAACTCGGAGATTCTCCATACGCGACGGTAATTGGATCATGGCTTACCGCAATTAAAAATGGAAAATCTATGCGTTCAGATGGGGACGGTTCTCAATCTCGCGATATGTGCTATGTTGACAATGTCGTTGATGCTTGCATAAGAGCCGGCGAGGCTTCAGGCCTATTAAGGGCTAAGTCTTTAAATGTAGCTTGTGGAGATAGAACTACAAACAAAGAAATTCTTCAATATCTTTTATCCAAATATCCAGATGCAAAGTATCATGATGCACCATGGCGTCCTGGCGATGTCATGCACACGTTGGCAGATGTCTCTAACACAACAGAAGTTCTTGGATACACTCCTCTAGTTAGGTTTTGGGAGGGTCTTGATCGTACCATCAAGTGGTATGATGAGAACTGGGATATGATTAAGAAGTTGAGTCTCAAGGCATAACATGAAAGTCTATAATAACTTTACCGAAGCATATGTCGATATCGCCAAGGACGTATACGAACATCCTGAATTCACATCATCGCCTCGCGGAATGAAAATAAAAGAAATTTTAGGTTATCAGTTCAAGATACTAAATCCAAGAAATAGGATTCCTTATGTTCCTGGTAGAGATTTGTCGGTTCACTACATGGTTGCAGAGCTTCTTTGGTATTTGAGCGGAAACAACTCCACCGACTGGATTTCGAATTATTCTGCATTTTGGTCGAAGATTTCTGACGATGGCGCCACGGCAAACAGCTCATATGGGTCTAGAATCTTTAAACATCATTCCTACCAAGGTCCTGAAGAGGGGACATGGACGCAATGGGAATATGTTAAGAATGAGTTGAAGCTTGATCCTGATTCTCGTAGGGCTGTGATTCACATTAGAATGCCGCAAGACAGCAAGTATGCCAAGCTTGATGTACCTTGCACGCTATCACTTCAATTTTTCTTGAGGAATGACAAGATTCATATGGTGACCTCGATGAGATCTTCCGATGTGATTCTTGGATTAGCCTATGATGTTCCAGCATTCACCATCTTTCAGGAGCTCTTGGCAGTTCAGCTCACAAATGAATTGGGTCGGCCTATCGGACTAGGAACTTACACGCACCTGAGCGCATCTCTTCATGTCTACGAGAGGCACTTTAAAATGGTCGAGAAAATACTAGAGGAAGATAAGAAGCAGGATTATCGAAATGTTTTAGAGATGCCTCAGATGCCTGGTAATCCACCACTAGATTTGTTGATGGGTGTGGAGAATGATGTTAGAAAGTCTGGTTGCGAGAAGAAAATTTCTGACATCCTTGATCAGTCAGGTCTTGATGATTATTGGCTTGATTGGTGCAAGGTACTGGCATCACATAGAGCCACGAAGCTTAAGGATCCTCAATTGGCAAATAAGTTACTTCTTTCTACAACGTTTGAAGGGTATAGGTATTTTGCAAAGCCATGACCGCTACATTTACAATATTTTGTGGGCCGATGTTTTCTGCAAAGACGACATCATTATTGTCAATTCTTGATAGATTCAAATATCAAAGCAAGCGAATCGCAACTTTCAAACCTCGCCTTGATGATCGATATAGTACTGACAACATTTCTACACATAGCGGGTGGAAAATTCCTGCAATTTGTGTAAAGAATGGGACAGACATACTTGAGCACCTTGCTGAGATGGATGAAAATCCTCATGTGATTGCGGTTGATGAAGCATTCATGATACCAGGTGTAGCAGACGTCTTGATTTGGTTATATCGTAGTGGATATTCAGTTGTAGTTTCTAGTCTAGATCTTTCTGCGGCAGGAAAGCCCTTTGAAGAAATTGAAAAAATGTTACCTTGGGCAACTAAGGTTGAAAAACTGAGCGCTGTCTGTGTAGTTTGTAATAGAGATGCTTACTACACTTATAAGAAGCAGACTGGTGGGAATGAGATTGAAGTCGGTGGTTCTGAATTATATGAACCTCGATGTTGCAAATGTCATCCGCTGATTCTAAATAGAGAAAGTTTATTTTCTAGCAATCATGATTGACACATCTAATCGACATAAACAAAAACTATCTGTTTTCATGAAGATGTGCACAGAGTTATCGACATTGTCTTATGACTCGAAATACAAAGTTGCAGCAATCATAATCACAAAAGATTATCGAGAAGTTTGTGCAATTGGATACAACGGTGGATATAAAGGCGGTCCTAACGAGAGATCATCTTTAGAGTCTGGAAGATCAGGATTTCTTCACGCAGAAGAAAATGCTTTATTTCACCTCTGTAAGCCATATGAACTAAGAGGTGATCTTTTGATGTTATGCACGCACAAACCATGTTCCATGTGTGCAAGAAGGATTGTTAATAGTGGGATTAAGAACGTCATCTATCATTCTGATTATATTGATGCAGAAGCCTCTAGCAATCATATATTTGAAGTTACTGGTACTTCATGTGTTAAATTTGATGACCTTTTGCAGAATCCAGCTACTATCCTGAAGATTCGAGAGACTTGATCGATAATTACTTACACGGAGTTGTCATGAAGCAAAAGCTTACAGAGAGATATATTATCGATCTCATGAAAGAAGAATGGGATAAAAAAGTTCATTCTTTGCTTGAAAAGCCAAACAAGCAATCTAAAAAGCCAGAAACAGGTCTTAAAGTATTTGCTAATATCGATGGCAAAAGTGAAGATGTTCTTTCTGCTGCTGTTGGATTAAAAGTAAAAAAGAAAGCGTCTAAAGGCGATCCTATGTCAGGATTGAATTACGACGTAGTTGACGTTAATGTTAAAGATAAGACAGTTACGTTAAGTCGCCCAGCAGCAACCGGTGGGGATACAAAAGAAGTTATTGTATCGTTACAGGATTTTCAGGATAATTACGAAAGAGAGTGATGAAGCATCATGGATAAAAAAATATTTGACGGAGTAGATTTGGATCTTTTGCTCAAGAAAACAGTAAAAAGTGCAATTGCGCAGCAGACTGCAACTCTACCAAAGGTTGAATCTCTTGATGAAGCTTACGTTGCTGAGCCAAAGATCTTTAAACAAGTTTCTGAGTTTTCAACTCAAAAGACGAAAGATGCTCACGCTCAACTATACAAGGGTTATGTAGAAACCCTAAATAAGGTTTCAGCAAAGTTAGACACAGTTGATCGCGGTGCAGCTGACTCTAAACATTCTGAATATCGTTCTTTGAAGCTTGATGAGATTTATAACCTTAATGCAACATGGCTTCATGAGCTTTATTTTGCAAACAGTTTTGACCCTCACTCAGAGATCACGATGGATTCATTGTCTTACTTGAGACTTGAACGTGACTGGGGAACATTTGAGGATTGGCAACGAGATTTTATGGCATGTGCAATGTCAGCTGGATCTGGATGGGCTGTTTGTGGATATCACACCTTCTTGCAACGTTACGTTAATACAGTAGTTAGCCATCACAGCGGAGATGTTATGTTGGGTCTATACCCAGTTATTGTAGTTGACATGTGGGAGCATGCATATTACCGTGACTATCTTACGGACAAGAAGAGCCATCTCGTCGCCCGCATGAGAGAATTTAATTGGAACGTTATTGAAGATCGTTTTAATAAGGCTGAGTCGATGGCTCAAGTATTGAAGGTGAAATGATGTCACGAAAGATTAATTCTCAAGATTTAAAAAAAATAATCAGAGAGCAGATTAGAAGCGTTCTTCTTGAAGAAACTGTTAAGAAAGAGCTTCAAGATTCTCTTGATCAGCAGGTCGATGATTTTCTTATTAGCTACGAATCCGATGCCAAGGTGAAAAAGAATGAAGGGTTTGACTTTCGTTCAATGACACGTAGCTTTTTATCTACAACTTCTCGTAACCTTCTTGAAGCAGAGGGTGACGAAGAGGAAGAAAAGCCTGCCGATGAAGCGGGAGATGAAGAAAAACCAGAAGAAAAGAAGAAGCTATCTGCAGAAGATATCGACATCGAAGAATTTGCTTCAAGCGTTGTTAGGTTGATCGACAATTATGATTCTCTTCTAGAGGTTCGTAACACATTGGCTCGCAGAGCAATGAATTTCTTATCTGACAATTACTCTCAAGATGTTGTTACCCAATTTAAGATTGTTCTTGAGGATGAACATGATATCACTGTTGGAAAATCAAAAGCTGAGGAAGAAGATAATGAGTTCCCAACCCCAGTCGCTGCCGGTGCAGGAAGCGGAGGTGGAGGTGCTGTTTGATCAGAACTGACATTCTTCACGAAAGAAAAGGGATTCACATCAAACTAAGCAAGGATGTGCATCTTAAATTAAGAGAAAAATTGTTTCATCATCAATTATCCATGCAGTGGGTATTTGATGAATTTGCTAAATTAGTCATTAATGAAGACAGACATGCGATGAAGATCGTTGAAGATCTTGCTTTACGTCGAGCCAGAGAGTCATTAGAGAAGCCAATAAAGAAGTCCGACGGATACAATCGTGGCAACATTAATGAACTAGATCATAATACGTTGTATAATATGATCAACTCAGATGACTCAGGAAAAAGAAAATCCGAAGACTAAGATGAAATTATTTGACTATATTTTTGAGTCATCGATTAAATCTTCAAAAACTATTGCAAGTATTGTTACAGAGCTCATAGCTTTGGCTAATGATGTTAATTCAATTCGAACATCGCTGATAAGCCTTTCAAAAGTAATACAAGTTCATCAACAAACTTTGGATGACATTGTTAAAGCCTTAGAGCTCGCTTCTAGTAATAGTAAAAATAGTGAAATTGTTCTTTCTTCCAAGGTAGATACAAAGAAGGATAAACCAAACTAATGTTAATTTTTTGGAACAAAGTCCGTGACTTCTTTAAGAAGTATTGGGGTTATATTGCCATGTTTGTTGGTGGTGTGATTGCGGTATTGGCTTTTAAAAAGAAGTCAGAGCCAGATGACACGAAAACGATTCGAGATTCTTACGATTCGCAGTTAGATTTATCTAATCAAGTTAGGCATGAAGAGAATCGAAAAGAAGACGAAGCAAAACAGAAGTTAGATGATGGTCTGGCACACGTGGAAAAACAATATTCTGAAAAGAAGAAAAATCTTGATGATAATAAGAAGCAAGAAATAAAAACAATTCTACAACAGCATCAAGATGATCCAGCAGGTTTGGCTGAAAAATTGTCAAAGGTTACTGGATTTAAAGTTATCATGCCTGAAAAGTGAAACCTATGAAAAAGAATCCATTACTCATTGCAATATTAACTGTATCGATGGTTTTGCCGCAGATCGCAATCGCACAAGACTATAATCCAGATCCCGGAGGCGAAGATACCTCATTGTTATCACTCCCGCCAGTTCCTCCTCTCGCCAAGAATGAGACAGACGTCGGGGAAGCAATATCTCCAATGAAAAAAGGTCAAACAGCACCATTTACTGGGTTGTTGTTGTCCCCTAAGGCAATTGCATCTATTATTGCAGACATACAGTCTAGAGATGAAGAGATTCAAATTGAAATTCAAAGGGTTATTGAAACAGCTGAGATTCAACATTCCTATGAAATGACAGTTGAAAAAATAAGAAATGAATCTGACAATAAACTTTCGTTGAATAGGATTCAAGAACAAAGAAAAGAGATCGATCGACTAGATGCTGCTCTCAAGAAAGAAAAAGAAGATCGGCCTAATCCTATAGTTTGGGCAGCTGTTGGTGTAGGAGCCGGTGTTCTTGTTTCGACTTTGACAGCCGCAGCAGTAGTTTATGCAGTGAAACAATAATTAATTGATTGAGGAAATAAATTTATGGCAAACAAATCTACTCCATGGTGGTGGATGAGAAATGATAAAGGATCGCAGTCTGTTTCTGTGACCTTTGCAGCAGTGTCTTTCCTGGTTACGACCCTTGTTTATCTGGGATCAGCTTTTGAAAAGATTGGTACGGTAACTTTTAGACACTTCGATGTTTCAGCTGCGATGACATATTTCATTCCAGCAATTTCATTATATTTTGGACGAAAGCTTACAGACGCAAAGTATTCATTGCCATCTGCAGTTTCAAAAGTTGTTTCTCAGGTTGCTGAATCGCAACAACAAAGCGATTCTGTAGAACAAAATGAGACTGCGCAGTAATACTTATCGGCATTAACTTATGCGTAAGGTATTAATAACAGAGTCATCACTACGGGATTTATTGCGTGAATTAATGAATTCTCATGCTCCAATTTTCCCAAATCCCGTAGTTGATCCACAGGCAGCAGAGACAGATCCTACAAATCAAAATTTTGCCCCTTCTGACAAAGTTGAATTGATGTCTGCACTTCGGGCCCTGGTAGATCCAGTTGATGATGAAAGAATCCCGCAGGTATACGTTGCAGTTAAAGATGCTATCGAAAAAGAGGAAGCCGAAATGAAAAAAGAAACGAAGGTTGAACAAATCATTAGACAACAAGTTAGAAAAATGTTGGTGGAAGCAGATCTTCCACCAGTCAAAAAAATTCCTTTTGGTGTTTCTGGCATTCCACGTGGCCCTAATTCTCCTAGAGTAGCATCTTTACGCAAGGATTTAGAAAAAATGCAACTTGATGACCCTGAAGAGACACTCCGCGGAGATGAACCTGCACAGGGTCGTCAACGTAAGAATGTGATGATGTCTGACGGTACTTCATTCAAGGACATTGCTAAAGAATTGGGTTTTGCTGCTGAGTCTGGGGCAAAGCAAGCAGTAGAAAAGGCCATGCAAAAAGCAAAATTTGTTGGATCAATGGACCAAGATGATCTTGAAATTCTTGTGTTACAGAGCATGAGCGAGTATATTGACATCCTCAAGAACACCGGCGAGATTAGCAATGAAGAAGTTTCTCTTTTAAAGAACAATCCTGGGATTGTTAGAGAACTTGACGGTTTTAGGGAATTTTTAAATAACGCCATAAAAAGTGCAAGAAAAGAATCAGAAAACGTTGAAGATTGATTTAACGGAATGAATATGTTACAAACAATCGCAGCCGCAATTCAATTTGAGCCAAAACTACTCGAGGTTCATGAAAACCTTGGAACCGCAGTACAATTAGTACATGAAGCCGCGGCCAAGGGTGCTGCTGTGATAGTTCTTCCTGAACTATGCATCAGTGGATATACTCTTGAAAACCCATCTGAGGCAATGGAATGTGCTCAGGCAAGAGATGGTTATCAAACTCAAGCATTCATGAAGGTTGCTGAGAATCATAACTGTCACATCGTGCTGGGTTACGTCGAGTTGAGGGAAGGTAACCTCTACAATTCTGCAGTGACAATTGGTCCAAAGGGCATTGAAGGAAATGTTCAGAAACACAACCTTTGGGCCAATGATTACCTTTGGGCAACACCATCAGAACAAATCAATCCTTGCGTGGTAACACGAGCCGGTAGGTTAGGAACATTGATTTGTAGAGACTCCATGAACAATTATAGAAATTCTTATAAATTCTATAATGAAGGGCATCGATTCTACAAGAAGGGGTCAGTGGACACGCTGGCTCTCTTGACAAATTGGAGTGGCGATTATGGATATCCAGATAGCTGTTGGGTAGATTTGGCGGAGCAAACATCTGCAAATGTCATCGTTTCAAACCGTGTCGGCAAGGAAAGAGACCTAAACTTTAAAGGTGGGTCTTGTGTGATCGACAGGAATCGAAAGATTTGGTCGAACGGATCATCTTTTACCGAAGTTGCAGTTGTTGGTGGAATGGTTCTTCTTTGAGGAAATAAAAAATGAAATTGGTCGAGCTTCATCGAGAATTTATCAATCGGTCCACTCGGCCGTTGATCTCATCAGGTCTTCCTATCAAGGTTTCGAACCTTGACAAGCCAATTATCGCGATTGAAAAGTGGAAGATGACCGATGGCAAGCTGAACAAGAAGTTCATGTTTGAATCTTACGAAGATAGAAACAGGTTCTTGAAATCGGTGTTAGAGTATGAGACTCAGGTGGGACATCATGCAGGATTTAAGATAGAAGAGTTAGAGGTGACAATATCCTTGATTACGAAGGATGTTGACAAGGTGACAGAACTCGATAAAGAATATGCGAAATATGCCGATGTAGTTCGTAGAGACTTGGTTTATAATCCCAAGGATGAATGAATCTACATTGATGATGAGCTCAGAACTTCAAGGTCTTGTCCCGGATCTTGAAGATGAATCTATTTTTGGGTATGGGCAACTTGCTGTTGTTCTTTGCAAGGTTCTTGATCAAGATGAACCGATTAAGGGAAACCTTGTAGGCGTTTCGACATATGATCATCCAGATATTGAGTTGAAGATTGACATCGCAACGGCCTTGGAAATTTTTAAAAATATGTCCGATATTACCTTTGAAAGCATTCAGGTAATTTATCTTGAGACATCTGTGTCCCTTGGTGGGCCATTTATGATCAGTGGCGTTAAGGTTCGCGATGTCGATCAATCAAGACGAGATTGTACATTGTGCCTTAAATTGGTGACAAGAACCACCAAGTGAGTTATTTTTTGATAAAACTTCCTATTTATCCAAAGGAGTGTGTCATGACGCACGAAAATGAAGAAGATCAAGTTGAATTAATTGAAGAGGCAATCGAAGGCGAAGAACAAACTTTCACCTTTGATAAGTTCATGGATGATATCATCATCAAGGAATCCGTCCAACGTCCTGTTCTCAAGGAGGAGACTCCACAACGCGAATACGTGAAGCGTTACATTGAGAGAGCAGCAAATCGCATTAAGTACGTGAAGGTGAAGTGATGTCAAAGCAAGAAGTTATCAAGGACACGATTGCTCTTAAAGATTTTTTGAGTAGTGTAATCAACGAGACTTTGTCGTCTAAGAAAAAGCTCATCGTCGAGCAAGACGAAGACGAAAAAGAAACTTTAAAGTCTGGAGATATTAATGCCGATGAAGTGATTGAAAAGCTCAATACGATTAGGGCAGGAAAATCTTTTAAAGACCAGAACATAAAGACAGCCATGGAATCTTACGTCGGTGACCTTGATGACGCAGAGAAGACAGCTTTGTTCGCGTTTCTTAAGGGAATTGCGCAAATCGTCGGTGGCGAGGTCGAGGGTAAGGAAGCCCTTGAGCCTAGTGATAAGCCGGCTAACGTTAAGATGGAAAAGAAGCCATCTTCACAAAAAGTCACAATTAAGCCAAACGTGATCAAGAAGCCATCTGCTGGTGAAAAACCAAAAGAGAGAGCCAGTAAGTCTCCTGAGGACACAACTCCTCCGGCACCTATTGTTGCAAAGAAAAAATAGTTGTCTTTTCACGAGGCAATTTGGTATAATCTTGGAATGCAAGACGTCAAGTTTATCAAGCTGCCTAGTGGAGAAACTCTAGAAGTAACAATCTATCCTGGTTTCATTGAGAAGGTCCGTGCCCACTTTGGGTTGGGCCTTTCTTTGCCTGTAGATGATGATCACATTCGAATGTATATTTATGGTGCATTCAAGGGTGCAATCGACAGGCAAGAAAATGAGACTATTTAATAAAGAAGCTTTGGTTGAATATATTAAACTCGTTGTTGAATCTAGGGTTCGTGAGGCACACCTAACAGGGGATAGGGTCTCCGAATGGGGGGCTCCCGATCATGTCGCAGATCTTGAGGAACAAATCGCTGAGATTCAAAAGAGAAAGTCTCGTCATGGACGTGGATCAGCTGCAAGAGCCGAATGGGCAAAAGTTGAGGCAAGATTGAGAGCAGAATTGAAGTCTGCGTACCGTCATGCTTCACAAAAAATGTTATCAGAGAAAGACGGGGAATAAACCATGGGTGGTGCAGTCGGTCATCTTGCACACTTGCATGACAATCGTGATCTTACTTTCGGTGAGATAGCGGACATTCTTACATCAGCAGCTTCTGGTAAGCTTGAAAAAGTCTCAGAAAAGCTTGACGGTCTTAACCTCGTATTTTCGTGGGATGTTTCCACAGATTCGCTCAAGGTTGCCAGAAATTCTGGAAACATTAAAAGTGGAGGATTGGATGCCGAATCTCTTGCTGCAAAGTTTGAGGGTCGAGGAAATCTATCAGAAGCTTTTGATTCGGCATTCAAAGTTCTAAATGGCGCATTGGGTTCTTTACCTCAAAAGACAAAGTTGAAGGTCTTCGGTCCACAGGCAAGTCGGTGGTACTCAATGGAGATCATATATGTCGCGAATCCGAACGTCATTAACTACGATTCAAATAATGTCGTTTTCCACGGATGGCCCGTATTCAAAGTAGAAGATGGCAAAGTTGAGATGACTGACGATGATATGGGAGGTGTTGATCTTCTCACTAGTTACGTTGAGAAAATGCAAAACGCCGTAGAGATCCGTGGGTGGAAGGTCAGAGGACCGGCATTGGCAAGAATGCAAAAATTATCAGATGATTCCATTTTAAACGACACGTTATCTAAGATTGATAATGAATTATCTTCAGTTGGGTTGGATCCATCATCAACTGTTCGTGATTACATAGAATCAAAGATTAGAGAAGATGTTTCTGAATTAAATCAATCTCCAGAAATTTCTGACATGGTTGTATTAAGGTGTCTTGCAGAACCTGGTTCTCCCACTCTAGTTGACATCAAGAAAAAGGTTGATAAATCGACCTATGAAACAATCAACGAATTTATAAAGTCATCTCCAAAGAGGCTCAAGACATACATAAAACCGATTGAGTTAGCTATCAATGACTTTGCAGTTGAACTTTTAAAGGGATTACAATCAACTTTGATTGATAATACAGAAGAAGAAGTTGTTCGACTTCAAGGAGAAGTTTCAAAAGCAATTTCTGCAATTGAATCCTCTGGCGATGAAGCAGCGATGACAATTCTTAAGGTTCAAATGGAAAAATTGAAATCGCTTGAAAACATAACATCGCCGGTAGAGGGTGTCGTGTTCATCTATAAGGGTAATGCTTATAAATTTACGGGAAGTTTTGCCTCGGCGTCACAAATTCTAGGTCTCTTCAAGTATGGCAGAGGTTCTACAAAGTCGAAAATGAATAGTAAATGATTAAGTTTACCGGCACCTTAACTCTATTTTCATGCACGTTGCTGAATCAGCATTACTAAACCTAAGCGAACACTTCGCACATGTGGCTATTATTTAAGTACGGACAAAGAGGATCTAAAAAATGAAAAATATATTAAAAGAATATATCAGATTAATTCTAGAGGATGAACAGAAAGATTTCAGAAAAACGTTGAAAATTTTTGCTAATGAAATAGGCGGTAAATTTTCACCGAAAGACGGTGACCGTGGTCCTCATATTCGTTTTTATGGAACACCTGCCGACCTTCGCACGCAAGTTGAAGGCAATGAGGTCGCTATAATTAGCCCCGGCAAGCCCGATGCAAAGTCAGGGAAATATCCAACGTATATTTTTAAGTCAGAAAACAAAGATATACCTGTTGTCTTAATCGATCTTACCGAAAAGAATATTTTGTCTTCTGGTAAAATGCTTGGTTACGGAGCAGAACACGCTGTCTATTCGGCTCTTAGCCCCGATCCTTCACCTGAGACTATGTATTCCAACATTGAAAATGATTCACGTTTAAGAACTGCCCTTAGAACATCACCTCAAGCCTTCGTTGAAAATTTTTATGCTGACTGTGATTCGATGCTGGCAGCTTTTCTTAACGAGATTGAATCAAAGCAGTTGAAAGGCTTGAAAGCTACAGACGAACCTCCTTCTGGAGGTAACGATTTAATCGATGTAGTTGCTTTGCTTGGTGAAACAAAATACAATATTCATGTCAAGTATCAATCTAATCGTCTTATCGGTCTACGAAGCGAAAAACGAAGCGCCGCCACGACCGCCGATCAATTCAACGCAGTAAAAGACTTGAATCCGAGTAACATTTATAAAGATGTCCGTGATGCTATGATAAAAGGTTCTTCTAGTTTTGATGACATTTATGATGTTTTTAAAGACGAGCAAGGCCGCGCAGATTTTTATAGTGAAATGGAGAAGAAAGGATTTTCATCAAAAATTGATACTTTATTAAAGACTCAATTAGGATATGCTTCCCCCGTTTCAGATGTCACGTTACTTGTTAAGTTTAGCGATACAGAAAGTGTTGACATTGAAACGATATCATCAGGACCTAGCAAAGAATTTAATTTTGTCGTTAAAAAGCCGGAAGAGGCTAAACAAAAAATTTCTCGTGCATTTGTTGTTGATGCTGTCGGTAAGGAAGTCAACATTAAAAATGTTTTTTATTTAGAGATTGGATCAGCTGCTCGCCGTAGGGGAATTGATGTGGAAATAGGCGAAGGATATAAAGAATTTATTAAAACGATGAAAAAAACATGATTACTGCATAGGCTTTGGATCGCTACAACATCTAAATCCTTGTTGATAGAATGCATGTCCTGGGGCATGATTCCTTGTTGAAGGTCTGCATCTTGTTCTAACTGGGCCCCAATATCCTCCTTTGAGAATAGAAGGGTACTTACTTGGTCTAGTTGCTGTTGTCCATTCATCAACGTTTCCTATCATATCATGAACCCCAAATGGACTAACACATTGAGGATCAGATCCTGAAACGTGGCCTTGCCATAGTCTTTCTAGCTCTTTTCCACATTTTTCAGTTCCCCTTGGAAAAAGATCTGAACTATAAGTTTTCCATTGTTTGTCTATATTACACTTTTGAGAATCTCTAATATATCCATTCGGATATGGAAGAGCATCTTCTCCTTCGCATGCGAAAGTCCATTCATCTTCAGTACACAATCGTTTGCCGCTAGATTCGCAAAGTTTTTTTGCTTCAGTCCAAGTTACCATGATCCAAGGAGCAGCTCCTTCTCGGTTGGGCCACTCATATCGATCGATGCAGAAATTCATATCTTTTCTACCATTAGTTCTTACAAGCGAATCTCTCATCCACTCCCATTTGGATCGATCGAATTGTGAGCACCTTTCTGGAAATTCTATATTGATCCATTTTGTGCAAGCTCGTTTTTGCATCCACTCTGCTGTACCGTAACCATACGGGTTTGGATCGAGATCAGGAACCATTCTTCCATTAATCTCAATCATGTTCCCATCAGGACAATTAAGAGATCCTAATATAGAAATCCCAGGATCTTGTACAGAAATCCAATGTTTGTTTTCTGTAACAAAGCTCCATTCTGCAAATAATTGTCCTGGAATGTAAGAACAATCTTCATAACAAACAGGTTCTGAAAGTAATAGAGGTACTAGAATGGCTGCGGGATTCATGAAAATATATTACTACTGTTTTCAATGACGGTTTATTGTATGATAGATCAAACCCTCTGGAATCCATCCCGCTTTTTCTCTGACTGCAACATGAATGAGGATCCACCAAATCATTCCATGACCGATCATTGAACCAAGAACAATTCCTATTTCTCCTGGTTCTATTGTTTCGACCCTAGAAAAAGTATATCCCGGTCCGTCCCTAAGAACGACCGGGAATTTTCTGCCTTTGTCGACAGCAATCAGGCTTCCAAGCTTATACTTGGCTGACTGATTCATCACGTCACAATTACATCAACGCAGCCCCATTTAAGGGCATCCTTGGCATCCATGTACCAATCTTGCTTCTTTTTATAGACCTTATCCAGTTTATCCTTGGTGATCTTTGTTGTCTCCAAGGTCATTTCCTCAATCACCTTCTGGAGCCTCTTGGCCTCAAGGATGTCCTCCTCAACGTCTGCAACTTTACCTCGAGCGCCAGTGCTTACCTGGTGATACATGAGAGTTGCATGTTTGTGAGCAGTTCTGTGATTTCCGTGAATTGCAATCATGAATCCACACGACATTGCACAACCGGTGACGATTGTGTTCACTGGAGTTCCCTTGTCCTTCATGATTGAAAGTAGACCGAAGCACTGATATACCGCACCACCGTATGAATCAATGTAGATTACGATGGGTTGTGGATCATACTTCAGGTGATAAAGAGCATAGAGTTTCTTTAGATACTCATCGTGCTCTCTGATTTCCACAATTGCTCGTGAAAGGTGGTTCATTGAATCCTGATCAACTTGTTGTGCAAGGAACAGGTTACGTGGTGCTGGTCTTTCTAATTCTGACATGGTACATTAAACCTACAACCTCAGAATTAGTTTGTATATTCATTAAGTTACGCTACGAAGATGTTTTGCGCTGATCCACCCTACTATATTTCTTTCCGTACAGATTCTTGCCCCTATTGGTCCCTTTGGGGGATATAAAATTTCAAACACCAGCGCAGTTTCATTTTCTCTAAGTTCGCCTATAATCTTAGGCCAGAATTCATCTTTAGATTCATCATGATGGTCACTCCATGATGCCCAAATGACAAGTGAAGTAGACTTGCCGATGTTGTATAACATCACAAGATCTCCTGGATTTGGAATTTTGTGTGGATTTTTCACGAACCGTCTTCGTCGTATTCCTTGATTTCCTTATCCTGTTCTAAATTATCTAACTCTATGATCAATTTTATTAATTCTTGTGTTTCTTTAGAACAATCTTTTCCAATGCTTCGTAATTGACGGATACGTTCATTGAGAAGATTGATCTCTTCAACTAGAGACTCGCGTTTGTTCGTCATGACGGCACCTACGCCCGGTTTAAATATTATCAAAAAATCCTAAATTTTTTTGACCCATATGGACGGAATGTACCCAATTGAACCTGTTGATGTCAACAATTTAATCCAGGTGAATCCCCTGGCCCCTTCGTTATAAACGTCAACAACGATTCCGACATCTTTTATGTTCAAAAGATTATCATTTTCTTGTTTACTTTTTTGTGGACCTTGGTTTCCCATTGTATACATCTGGCGGCTCATACCAGAAAAATCGCTTACTACAATTTCGCCTAAAGAAAAGGTCATGAATAAAACTTTCGGAATAATACATTATTTTATACCGAAAGAATTCATGACCTTTAATTCTTAGAGTTATGTATAAGAACTATGGCTTAATGATCACCAGAATCATAGTCTTCATGATTACTTTCACGATCTTTCAAGATGCCTTGTTGCAAAGGAAACTCGCACACACCTTCATCGATATCTTCTTCAGTTAACTGATGATCTTTTTCGATATGTTCATCTACTTGCTCATGTGGCTTTTCTTCTTGCGGAGGTGCAGCTGGTAGGATACAGAGCCCCCACGAAAGAAAATATGCAACTTTTGCAATAACTCTAATGAGTTTCATAATTGTCCTTTCTCAGACTTCATCGAACTGTTGTGCTTCAGTAGAATTCTCTAAAGCTAATGTTGATGAAACACCTTCGGCAATAACCTTGGTAACTTCATCAAAATATCCTGTACCAACTTCACGTTGATGCCGGGTAGCCGTGTACCCGTGCTGTTCAGAATCAAATTCAGCTTGTTGAAGTTCAGAGTATGCCGCCATGCCACGATCTCTATAATTACGTGCCAATTCAAACATTCCATGATTTAGTGAATGAAATCCAGCCAATGTCACGAATTGGAATTTGTAACCCATTGCTCCAAGTTCACGTTGAAACTTTGCAATAGTTTCTTGATCAAGCTTCTTCTTCCAATTGAATGAAGGAGAACAGTTGTATGCTAATAGCTTTCCTGGGAATTGTTTGTGAATTCCTTCAGCAAACTTGCGAGCCTGTTCAAGGTCTGGCGTTGAAGTTTCCATCCATATCATGTCCGCAAAGGGGGCGTATGCCAAGCCACGAGCGATGCAACGCCCAAGATCGTCTCCTTTGAGGTGATAATAACCTTCTGCAGTTCGGCCGGCTTCATGATCGATGAATTCATGATCTCTTTGATCAACATCGGAAGTGATCAATCTAGCGGACTCTGCATCAGTCCTAGCGATGATCACGGTTGGAACGTCACAGACGTCAGCTGCAAGTCGAGCTGCTGTAAGAGTACGAATGAACTGTGAAGTTGGAACCAGAACCTTTCCACCTAGATGACCGCACTTCTTTTCTGACGCAAGTTGGTCTTCCCAATGGACCGCCGCGGCGCCGGATTCAATCATGGCTTTCATCAATTCATATGCGTTTAGAGGTCCGCCAAAGCCTGCCTCTGCATCTGCAACGATTGGTGCCATCCAATGTTTATCGTTGTCTGGATTTTCTGCGTGATCGATTTGTTCTGAACGTAGAAGAGCACTATTAATCCTACGAACGATGGCAGGAACGCTATTTGCAGGATATAGGCTCTGATCAGGATATGTGTTACCAGATAGATTTGCATCTGCGGCAACCTGCCACCCCGATAGATAGATAGCCTCTAAACCTGCCTTGACTTGTTGTACCGCCATAGCACCAGTTGAAGCGCCGAGTGCATGAACGTATGGCCTTTCATTGATCAGCTTCCAGAATCTTTCTGCACCGATCTTAGCCAATGTATGTTCAATCTTGGTCTTGCCTTTGAGGCGTGAAACGTCTGCGTCCGTATAGTTTCTCTTGATGTTTGCAAATCTATCCTTCATAGAACCACCTATTGTTGTAAGCAACTGAAAAATTCAATTTAATCGGGTATTGTAAAATCTACAATACGAACTTTAAAGAGCTTCTAATATATCTTCGTAAAACAGATTCTCCGACAACATCGTCTACTAAAAGATCAAAAATCTCTTTGCCGTGTTGTTGGATAGCAGGTGGCAACAGCGCAGTGAATCCTACGATGTCACCATCTTCTATGAATTCTCTCATTTCGGTACCGCTCACATCAACGGTCTCTGTTCTTTCTATTCCTCGTCTTTGTATCTGACCTTTAGAGAAAAGCGTTGGAGCGACCTTTGACAACATTTCATCTGTGTATTTTCTGATGTCATCAACATCAGAATAAATCGTGTATACGTCTTGTGACCCTTGCGATTCAGCATTTTCAAGTTCATTATAGACTTTGCTGACCGGAGCGGTGACAGTGTAATCTATAAAGGACTTAACATTGTCTGGAAGTGTGTCTTCTATGTAATCTTTCCATATCATGAACATAGTTTCGCCATCGATTTTCATTTCACCTGTTCGTGCTCTGTCGGAAATGGATACGAAAAGATGAACTTCATCATTTTCAGATGATGCGATTCTTACCAATCCATCATGTCCAGCATGATAAGGTTTGGCCGCGAGTGGTATGAGAGCGATTGTTTTGTGCACGTCCATATCTATAAACCTATATTTATTTCAAAATAATAATAATTTTCAGTCTATGCCTAAATCAACGATATCTTGCGGTGCGGTGGTCTATAAAAAAGATCAAGGCAGCACATGGGTATTGTTGGTAAAGCAGAATGGAAATAATCCTGGATGGGGAATTCCTAAGGGACACATGGAACGTGGGGAAAACTACATCACCACCGCCTGCCGTGAGGTCAAAGAAGAAACAGGGTTAGACATAAAAGTCATAACCAGATTGCCTCACGTTACCTTAGAAAAAAATTCTTATAAAAAGATTGTTGTTCCTTATCTGGCAATTCAGACATGCGATTCTGAGCCTCGCTGTGATCACATGGCAAGCGAAGTCGTTGACGTTAAGTGGTTTGACATTGATAGCTTACCACCCATTTACGTTTATCAACGTCCGATCCTTGATGCGGCATGTTTGATTTTGGGAGGTTACGTCGGTGAATAAGAAGATCATCGATGAAGCAATAGAAATGGTATCCAGCTATGTCGGCCAAACGACCGATTGGATGGTCATTAAAAAAGAGTTGTTGAAGACATTAACTCCTGCAGATCGGATGTATTTTTCTACAAGGGATCCTGTCACAAAGGTTCAGCAGATGAACACGTTTGAGAAAATTGTCGCAGAAAAATGGCATCAAAAGACAGGAATTTACCCCATACTTATTGGTCGCAATGAAGGTCACAATGAAAAGTGAATTTAAACAAGAAGAACTTATCCGCGAATATGTTAGAGAAGCATTAGTTCTTGAATATGCTCCTCCTGGAGCGATGGGTGCCGCTTTAAAAAGAGCAGTCAGCGAACCTACAAGAAGACTCGCAAGTGTCATTTCTGGTAAATCTAAACAAGTTTTTGCATCTTTGAAAAACTTGGCAAAAATTTCATGGGGAGCATTAAAAGAGTTAGGAACTCTTGGCCTTCTTTCCGCAAATTACGATAAAATCAAACAAGAATATCAAAACGATTTAAAAAACATAGAGAGCAAGCACGGAGCAGACATAAAGCATGCTAGAGAAACTTTCTTTAATGATTTTTCTCCTTTAATCGGTGTAGCAAAAGCTGGATTAACTGGTGCCGCAGCCACGGCATTTTTCACAAATCCGTTATTGTTCATGGCAGGTTCTAACATTATTAGTGCAGCCAAAGAAAAAGCCCCCGACGCCATCGAAAAAGTAAAAAAGAAGATCGACACGATGGCGTACGGCGAAAAAGATAAAGATAAAGATAAAGATAAAGATAAAGATAAAAACAAAAACAAAAAAGAAAAAACTTCTGAAAATTTGTTTATTTCAAAAAATCTATTAAACGAAGAAGATCGGGAATTAAATCCTAAAGAGATTATTGAAAAACATCCTTGGTTGAAGGATGCCATGAAAGAATCTAGGAAAGCAATGATGGATTATGCTTCGCGCGTTGATTCAGAAGTGAAAGCAACTGTTTCTGCGTCAAAGATAGAAGATCTTGGACAACTACCTACAGACATCGTTAAAAAAGTAACAAACGACCCAAAGGCAAAACCAGAAGAAGTTTTAACCGCTGCAAAAGCTATGAAGCTTGGAGAAATTCTTTCTAAAGTTGAAGCAGAAAGAGCCCAAGCAATATCAGAAATAAAGCAGGCATTTCCGGGAGTTTCTGAGTCGGTGTATTCCGGCCCAGGAAGTCTCATTTATGCTTATGATGAAATCATCAAAAAAATAAAATCGAACATGTAGTTGATGGTTTTACTAAACATATAGTAGTCGCGCAGTTATAGTTTAGACCATGGCAAAGCGACAACCAAAGAAAAGCTACAACGTAGATTTGATGCAACCTGATGAGATTGGCGAGCTTAAGAAACTCGTCAAAGAATTTGTTACTCGAGTAGGTAACGTCGACAACGAGATTGAACTTCTTAAGGAAGATCGAAAAGATCTCATTGAAGAATATTCAACGAAGCTAGATCTAAAGGTTCTTCAGGCAGCTATGAAGGTCGTAAAGATTCAACAAGGTGTTGCTCATCGCGACACGTTTGACTTGTTCCTAGAGGTTCTAGATCCAGCCCCAGGTGAAGCTCAAAACGTGGGTGAAGCATGAGTCGAATTCAAACCAAATCTAAAGAGACAGAAGAGGTTCTTAAACCAAAAAAAGTCTTTACGTTGAGGCTTTCAAAACAAGAGCTAGTTCATCTTCGAGATCTCTTTGGAATCATGCTACCTCCAGACATGAAAACCACGGTCAGCCAAGCAATAGCGTCTAGTCAAGGTCGACACATGGCTGAATCTAAACTGTGGAATAAGATTGCTGGTTTGTGCGAGGAATCTAACATTCCTATGGGCGATGAAGCGCCTGACTTTGTTGTAACCATCTCTGCCCCTCCTCAGCTCGGCGTTTTTGAGATGATGAGTGAAGGCGGGGGAGATGATGAAGATTTCCCTAGGGGATTAGAACTACCAGATGAGGAACAAGAATGAGCTATAAAATTGGTCAAGTTTTATATGTTTTATTAAATCGTGAGACGAAGATCTGCCCTGTTCAAGTCGTCGAAGAAATTACCAAGAGAACTTTGGGTGGAGAAACGACAACATACATCGTTAAACTTGGAAAGAAAGGGGAAACAATGTCGCTGTCTGATTTAGACGGCCAAGTTTTTGACTCTGTAGAAGTTCTTCGTACAACGTTATACGAACGAATAACACGTTCTGTTGAGAACATCATTACAAATACCGTGAAGAAATCTCAAGAATGGTATAACGTTGATGATGTAATCCAAGTTCATCGTGAGGTTGAATCTTCAGAAGTCTTACAATCAGAAGAAGACGCGATGATAACTCTTCCTGATGGAACCGTTGCCAAGATTCGTATGCCATTTCCAGGAATGTGATTATGCCAGAACAACGAAGCGACACTTATAGTACGGTCCACACGGCTCTAGAACAAATCAAACAAAAATTGGTTGAATTATCCTCACATGATTTATCAAAAATTCATATAGGTCATGAGTGGTCTTGGATGCCATATGTTAAGGATCATCTGGACTTTTTGGTTGAACAAGTTGGAGGGTTGTCTGAAAATCTTCAAGACGCTCCTCCACCCTCAACACCTGAGGAAATTAAAGTTTTAAGAAATGATCAAAATACGAATATTTAACATTCGTAATTGGATTAAAGGGTAACCCATGAAGATCACAGTCAATCAACTTCGCAAGATCATCAAAGAAGAGATTTCAAAGTCTTTAAATGAAGTCGTGAATGTAGATCTTCCTACAGAACTTTCTAAAGAAACGATCATGACAAATCTTCAAGGTACTGTCAATTATGCGAAGAGAAATCGTAGATCTTTACATTCCGTAATTCAATCAATAGAATCGGGCGACTGGAAGTACGCTGGTATGCTGAAAGATTTTGAGGCATTAAAAATCCGTGGCGAAATTGATGGTGATCCTAAAGAAGCATTAATAAGCAAAATTGCAGAATTATGGAATACACCGTCACAACCTGCACCGTCACAACCTGACGTAGACAAGCGTCCTTCTGAACCTGAAGACATAGGACCTGAAAAATATATCGACAGAATCTACAAGAAACGTAGTTTATACGGCGATAGGTGATTGAAGGTGAAACTGGGCTCCATCGGTAAATTTCTGTTTGGAACAGCCATAGCTGGTGCTGCCATAAAGGCCATCCAGCGATATTCGGGACATGATGAAGAAGCCGGGTTGAATGCTGAAGACATTGTCCGACTCACCATCCTTGCCAAATATGGTTACTATCCTCTCTTCTATGATCACATGGTCCGTAAGATGCCGTGGGCCGATGATGACTACATCAAAGAAGAATATGTCCGTCTAGGGTCAGAAGAAAAAGATCCTCCGCTAGAGGATTAGTGCAAAGTTGTACAAGAAAATGATATGATCTTATCATGGGCATCGGTAAGATCGACCTGGGTGTAGCTGAATCAATTGCGAATAAAGTCCGTGATCACATCTCTCCGGTGATGGACCGTGTCGAAGTGGCCGGTTCAATTCGCCGTCGAAAAGAGGTCGTCGGTGACATCGAGATCTGTGGCATCCCCGGTGATCGAGAAAAATTGATCCAATTGTTGGGTGATATTGGTCAGCATATTAAACCTGGAGTTCCTGGTGCCGTTCCGTGGGTCCCCAAGGTGGAAGCCAAGTACCTCCGCCTTCGGTTGGAGGAGGGGATGAACCTTGATGTCTTCCTTGGTACCCAGCAGAACTGGGGTGGGTTGTACATGATGCGGACCGGATCTGGTGCGAGTCCGGATGGTAGCACCTTTAACGGTTTCATTCCTGGAATTTTTGGGAGGTTCAAGAAGCTGTCCGGTGGTGGTCGGATGACAGACTGCATGCCTACTATGCCGACCGGTGAACAGCTGTGGATCCCTGAAGAACAGGACTTCTTTGACATCCTCGAGATGGACTTCGTACCTCCTCAGGAACGGATCTCTAAGGGTGCCATCAAGAAGTATGCCCGGCAGCCGTCACTCTAGGTCGAAAAAGAAAAGTTGGAAGAACCTGGAATTTCCGATGTCAGTTCCAAAATAACCGTTTCCTGCATGAATTGCCCGACCGTCCCATACGACCAACCGATTGTAGACGTTCGCAATTGAATCGACGACCTCTAGGGTCGAATTATCGTAGAAGTTCACTTCAGAACCTCCGTGCGAGAACGTGGTCTTGAACCGTTCCGAGCTCATCTCTTCTGGGTCGAATCGAGTTGCACCTGTGGTCGTGCTCCGGTAGGTCGAGGTTCCTGATCGAAGTGGAGCATCAGGTGTGAGGTAGACTGCCCCGGCATAGGTCTGGGTATCGCTGTGGTAGACTATGGGGTCATCCTTGGTACAGAACTGAAAGACTCCATTGGCATACTGCGGGTGGTTCCAGTTGATAACTTTTCTCCCCAGAATTTCTTCCAGTTTCTCCTTCGTACCGTTCAATAGGAACCTTTCACTTCGGCATCCCTTGTGGTACCCTGATGGTGTGAACGTCAGGTTGTTCATCGCGAAATCCCTGATGAAGTCAGGATCTTTGTAGAAGCCGTCCACCACGGTCACACTTCTTTGCGAGGCCTTGAATCCCGAGGCCATGACGGCCCATTTGGTCATCTTTCCTACCTGATATTCGTGGCCTGGTTCGGTGCGGACAGTGAGGGGAGCATTGAGGGAATTTTTCTTTATCGAAAATTCTACGCCTACGTAGGGAGACGGAAGTCCGGGATATGTTGCCGTGACATCGTTTCTCATGGTAAAGATGCAAGTCACTTCTGAATCTCCGACCTTGAGACCCCTGACCTTCTCTGTGAGGTGGGCAATCCAACCTATGAATCTGTATCGATCTCCTTCCTTGTGAGCTTGATCGATGTACATGATGACTTCTGGAGATTCTGTAGAGTGATTGAACATGTGATAAATTATATCACGTTGTGTAATCTTGTTTCTCGAGATGGTAAGATCATAATATGTCAATCCTCTGTATCGATTTTATGAACCTGTGTCACCGAGCCCGTAGCGGTTTTCTCATGGGTCCTGCACCGGTTGTTTATAACTTCTTTCGGCAGTTCAAGGCCTTGGTCGACCAGTTCAAGCCGACACGAGTCTATGTGGTCCTTGAGGGTCGGCCTGTCCAGCGGTATGAACTCTTGCCTGAATACAAGGCAACTCGTAGGGTCGAGGAGGATGATCCCAAGTACCAAGAGCTCCAGAAGTTTTTCCGTCAGAAGGATGAGATCGTGGAGTTGTTGTCCACCCGATTCCCTGTCTCCGTGGTTCGACATGGAACGTCCGAATGTGATGATACCATCTACAACCTCATCAAGCGGAGTTCCACAGCAGTACCGTGGACAGTCATCTCTAATGATTCAGACTTTACCCAGTTGCTCCAGGAATTCCATCACGTGAAGATCTGGAATCCCATGAAGAAAGACTATGTTGTTGCTCCTCAGGATTATGACTATGTGACATGGAAGTCCTTGAGGGGAGACGGTAGTGATAACATTCCTGGAATTCCTGGTGTTGGAGACAAGACGGCTGCCGACCTGGCATCTGATCCAGACAAGCTCTCAAAGTTTCTTGCTGATCCTCAACATGCGGAGATCTTCACCCGGAACCACGATTTGATTTCTTTTCGTCCTTGGTCTGAGGAGGAACGGATGGAGATGACATCAACTTCTCCTGAGAAAGGATGGGATGATGTGAAGGCGGCGTTCGAGGGTCACGGTTTCAAGTCACTTACAAAGGATGGAAGCTGGGAGAAGTTCACCGGATGCTTTGAACACCTGTGGGGGTGACCTACTTAACTTAGGTGAGGCTTTTAATAATTCCCCTATTGTTATTGTGTTCGGGTTGTGGAACATTTTTGTCGTCCGTCCCGACCACCCTTGAACCTGTCCCGGTCAAGTTCAGCATTCAGAGCTCTTCTATAAGCATCGGAGTTCCTCTGGTCACAGAGAAGAAAAAGTCAGGAGGCTATCGGTCTCCTGTTGAATTTCGTTTCGATGTCAATCTGACCAAGATCACTGGAATACCAGCTCCAGTCAAACCAACAGGGGCAACTTGTGGAATCAGAATCAGATGGTGACCGGCATTACCCAACCTTCACCGATCCACCCCTTCACACCTGATGAAGACATGACAAAGTAAGCACCGTTCTTCCATTCATCCGTGTAGACTTCATCATACTTCGGTCGATCTTCTTCAGGTGTGACCCTAGAATCGATTACCATCAGGACCTCATTCACATCCACTGTTGCATTAATATCATCAAGATCACAATTGTATGATGACCATAGGATCAATTGATCTAGATCTATGCGGCACACGAGCATAGTTCCAGGGGGTAGGAGCTTCTTGACCGTCATCTATTTTGTTACCTTATACCAACACTTTCTAGTTGTTCTGGATTATAATCATCTCTCAGGAGAAACAATTCTATGGCGATTAAAGAAGACTATGAGGCACTGCTGGTAGAAATTAAGAAAGAGTTCCCAGATTTTGACATCATCAAGAAGACAGATTCAAAGCTGATGAAGCTAATTGATGTCTGCCTCAAGGTGATCACTTTCGGTCAGATGAAAACATTCATGACCAATTTCATAACCACCCTTGGAGTGAAGGTGTATGTCACAGAGAAGTGGGAATCCAACCGCCTTGTGGACAAGGTTGAGGTCCTAAGGCACGAAAGGATTCACATGAGACAGGGTAAGAAGTACGGAAGGTTTCTTTTCTCTTTCTTATATCTCTTATTCCCGCTTCCAGTAGGTTTGGCTTACTTCCGCAAGAAGTTTGAACAAGAGGCATACGAAGAGAGCATCCGGGCGATCTACCAATATCATGGAGAAAAAGCCGCTTCTTCTTCGCAGGTAAGGGAGTTCATCATTTCGCAGTTTACAACAGCGAATTATTTCTGGATGTGGCCCTTCCGCGGAAACCTAGAGAAGTGGTTTGATTCCACAATTGAAAAGATAAAGTCAGGCAAGTGATTCATTCCGCGAATCCGTCAATCGGATCAGTGGGTTCACCAAAAAAAATGCACTTGGGACAGGGAATCCTGTTCCAAGTTGTTTCTTGATAATCCCTACCTCTTAGCTTCCATCCGGTTTTGATGAGAAAGTTGTAGGGATTACAGACAAGCAACCTCCACCATCCTGTTTCATGGATAGAATCCGTTGATACCCCTAAGTCACTGATCCTAGACCATAGGAAAGAGTAAAAGGTGACACAACATGTCGGAAACTTGTTATACCGACCCTGTTTGATGTCCCATTTTATATTCTTGATGATGTTTAGCATGGGTTGTTTCTGTACCATTCGATCATCTCTAAGATCTGTGGAACTTGATGATCATCGCAATCCTTGTAAGACTTTCCCATACGAGAAGCTATTCTCTCCCATATGTGAGCATATGAGTTCCGTTCCTTGAGAAACTTGCAAGGAGGAAGTTTACCCTTGAGGTGATCACCGGCTTCCTTGGCCGCGGCTCGAATTAAGTCTTGGTTTTCTTTCGATAGAGGCATGGTTTGATATTACATTTGTTTACCAAAATTCTACAAAAGCAATATTTTCATAGTCGAAAGCATCGGGCAGACTTGAGCACATATAGGTATTATTAAGCTGGATTTTCGACCTGCTGAAGGGGGCTTTGGTGAAAAATTTCGGGAGCCTATTTGCATTTAGTTTATTTTTCTTTCTCATGGGATGTTGTGCTAGTCCTGCGAAAAACTTGCAGATTTCACATGTTTCTCATCAAAATCATCGATCTGATCAGATTGAAAATGTTCGTAGATTGAAAGGATTGACAGTTGCATTGACAGACCTTGATCCAAGGAATCCGTGGATCCGTTGTTCTGCAGTGTGGGTCAAGAGGGGATTTTTATTGACAGCTGGGCACTGTATAAACAGTCATAAATTGGTTACATATGAAACCTTTGATGAGGATGATGGAATTCACATGGCGGTTGTTAGAGCCGTTGATGAGACAAATGATCTCGCACTTTTGGCAGTTGATCCGACATCTGAACCGATTCATGACAATGTTATATTCACTGATGAGATAATAGAGTCTGGTGAAGAGGTTCACATAATGGGTCACACGGCTGGTTATGGGTGGACATATTCGAAGGGATATGTGTCTGCGGTTCGTATTGGAATGAAGGGACCGCTTGAGGCACCTGTTGACAAGGTGGTTCAGATTTCATCTCCTGCTTGGATGGGTAATTCCGGGGGTGGAGCCTTTGATTCTGATGGGCATTTTATTGGAACATGTTCTTGGGTTTCAACATCTGGACCTTTTTTGACTTTTTTCATCCATAAAGATATAATTTCAAAGTTTCTTGCGAAAGAGGAAGTTATATACTAACATAATTTTTCCTAAATTCGAGGAGGAACTTTATGGCTCGCGTAGAAGACGTTTATTGGAGCATGTATCAGGAGTTTGAGGGTCCATTTTACCGTGGAAAGACCAAGTTTGAACTTCCTAAGAATCCTTCTCTTGAGGACAAATATCTTGCCACGATCACCGCGATCGAAAGTGGCCATTATGATGCCATAAACATGTATGATCGGATGATTTTGACCGTGGGTCTCATTCAATGGGGAGAGGCCAACACTTTTTCTGTTTCGAAGCTCCTCGGTGCAATTTGCGATTCTGGAAAAGAATCTATGGTTCAAGAGCACTTGAAGCCTGCTTTAAAAATTTCAAATTCTTCTTTTAGGAAAAACCATAAAGGAATTTGGAGATTTTTTATAGGCGATTCTGAGGTCAATAGCATTGCACTTCAACAGAAATTGTTCTTGGGTTGTGACGGTCGGAAGGGAAAGTGGAACAATGAGCTGAGGATGTATGCGAAAACGTGGGCCGCAGCTGTGGCATCTGTCTTTGAAGATCCACGTACCCATGAAATTCAAAAAAAGTTTACCGTGGATAGATTAATGGGATTCGTTCCCGCAGAGGTGAAAAAGTCTCTGTTCGATGATAAAACCTCAACCCCTTGGGCCGATGCAACAAGAGCGATTTATCTTACCTTCGCGATCAATCTTCCTCGAATCGCAGGAGAAATGTTTTCATCAACGAAATTTGTGGGTAAAAAGTGGTCCCAAGAATGGTGCATCTCATTGATCAAGAGACTCACTTTTGGTCCAAACATCAAGATCTACCCAAAGAGATATGATGCTCTCAGACCGATTGTCGAAAGTTTGTTCGGTGTTGATCTTCCGAACAATTCCGCAGAACTAGAGAAGTGGTCTTTCGTTCAACTTGAAGAAGTCAAACCAATCATAATAAGTGCACCGATCGATTCAAAACCAGTCTCTACAGCCACGATCAATAAAGAATTGATCAATGAACTAAATGCCATTGTGGCAGTACCGCCCGTGAAACTAGAAAAGAACCCAAGTTTCCTTGGATTCTTATTCGATATGATCAAAAAGTTCTTTTTACTTTTTAATCGTAAGTAACTTTGTGATCTTAGGCGATTCGTTGATTGGAAACACAAACCACTGTTGAAGGGTTTCATCCCAAGTGTGGATGAGATCCTTTTCATCCACCTGTTTCACGGTGCAGACTGACAATGTGTCTTTTCCATTGCGAAACCTGCTGACAACGATCTCACAGCCAATCTCTCCTACGAACTTCCCCTCAACGATTGCGTCCGACAATGAATCTGTCTTGAAACTCCGCTTGAGTTTCCGGGCGTCAATCTTGTCGACCTTTTTCTTTTCAGGCTTCTGTTGAAATTGTTTACGTTCGATTGTCATGTTTCTTTCTCCACTCCCAATATAACACCAGGGCTCCGTCTTTTGGAGGTTCATCCCCTAATTTATCTGCACAAAATATCTCCCAAGCTCTGGCACCGTACTCACCAACACCAGGAAGTTCCCTTGGGTCTTTCCATTCACATTCCAGATACGATCTGGTCATGCTTAATAGGTTCTTGGTCCTTCTGTTCTTAAACCCAAGTGCTGCAATTGTTTCGGTAATATCTTCTGGGTTTGACTTCAAAAGTTCTTCGGCACTCGGCCAAAGAGAAAAAAACTTAGGAAGAACTTTTTCTACTTGCTTCCGAGTTGTACAGTTCAACATCACACAAGAAACAAGGATCTTCCAAGAATCAGGCCAAAGCGACTCTTGTATTAATCCATATGGACTGAGAGTTGGGATCATGAACTGTACCTTATATTATCACGTGGCACGGCTATTTTACACTTTTAAAATATTCGTCAGCGAATTCTGTAATTTGATGTAAACAAAGGTGAACAAACTTTCGTAAAGGTGATATATAACATTCCATGAATCTCGTTAACTACATTACAACGGTTCTGCTAAGCCTTCAGCCCACTTACGGGGACGGTGAGGCTTGGCAACAACGTGTTGATCGCATGTCAATTATTGCTCAGGCAATCGATGATGCATCATCAAAAGCTACGTGTTCTGACAAATATGAGTCTGATAAGACATGCGTACGTACCTGGCCAAAGGAAAAGAAGAGCCTGGCACTTCTTCTAATTACCATGGGGTATTGGGAGAGCAAGTTTGCCAAGAACGTCCACGAAGGTAAGTGTCGAAAATACGAATGTGATCCTTCGGTGTCGGCAAGTGGAACTGTTTATCACAAGGCTCGTTCTCCATGGCAGATCCAAAAGACTGGCCTTGTTAATCAAGATGAATACAAGACAATGAATTCTTCAAGCCTTGAATCAACAATGATGTCAGCAAATGTTGCAGTTCGTTACCTGGCCATGGGAATGAAGCAATGCGGAACATTTCATGGTGCGATGGCAATTTATGGCGGGGCTGGATCTTGTAATTGGCCTGGTGTTAATAATCGTGAGTCTTTCTATAGACACCTACTAGAGAAGACACCAGAGCAACTCAATAATGAAATTGAGAAACAAAAAGGGTTGTTTAAACCTGCAGAACAGCAAGACGCTCTTAAACAAGAATCTTCAAAGTAAAAAAGCGATTCAGGCTTCACGCGAAGCCTGAATTTCTAATTTCATGCTGACCATCTAAAACGCCTAATATTCACTGCGGTATCAAATGGAAATCCTTTGTGTATGTGTTTTACTGTAACTGTTCTTGTTTCTCCGGAATCTGTTACAGATTGTATCTTACCAATTGTTCCCCATAGGTCTGCAGCTGAATAACCATTCGTAGTAAATATTTCTGGTTGAAAATCGTTTCCTGGACCACTTTCTAAGTAGATCAAATCTCCTACTTCAAGATTTTCTGCCTGACCTGATGTTACAGTGAATGTACCGATCGTTTGATTGGCGCCTTGTGTAAACGTTGCGCCTCCGATATCGTAGCTATTCCACTTCGTCGTTGTAGGACTATCTTGAATAATGTTTCCCGTGACAGGGACGACTATTATGTTATCGATTATTACAATCTTTTGATCATTACGAAGTGAATATTTGTCAAATCCGATTTGAATCTTAGAGTTACTTCCTTGGGTTTGTATTGCGCATTGTGTTAGTTTTAATCTAGCTGAAGAGTCATTCCAAATCTTTAAAGGATAATCTCCAGTGTTTATGCCACAGCGATCCATATGCAACATTCCCATATTGGATAAATGATAAGGGATTCCTGCAACAGTACCACCCACGGCAGCGCTCGCCGCGGTATCTGTCCCTACGTCACCAGGCGCAATAAAAGTAATGCTACAAGATGAGAATCTAGCCCCTAATCCCCCAGCACCGAAGTCTATTCTTCCTAGACTTGCGATTGATTCAAAATAACAACTTGATGCATCAAAAACTTGATTTCTTGTATTTATGTTGAAAACGTATTTACATCCGCCAAAGTTTGGAGCACCTGATAACGTAGGTGCGACACCTTGATTACCACCTGGTCCGACTAATTCTGTATCTATCGCTATCCAAGAACCAATCATTCTAGGTGAAAATAGATTATTTGCTCTTGCTTGTGATTGTCCGGTACTATAATGAACTCTATTGTATTCAAAAAAGCAATTCTTAAAATAGAAATTTTCTGAATTACCAATTACGTCGACTCCCCCTACAGGACCTGATGGAGATATGACAACGCCAAAGTTGCTCTTTCTAAATGCGCAATTTTCAAACACAATATTGCTAGAAGACCTTTGGTATTTATCAGTATAATATGCGGTCAAGTTTGGGTATGCATTTGATGCATCACCCCCAGGATTTCCGTTTACAAAAGGGTCGATTGCAATACAACATTGCGGCGACATGGAATTATCTCTTATGCCGTAGGAAAGCCAGTCAGCATATTCTGAAGTAAATAATGCTTCATAATGATTTGGCGCGTCTAGTAAATTAAAAGGTGCAGCGTTTGGACCGTTGAACGTAATTCCTGATAAGGAAACGTTTCTTGCTCCCTGTATGACCAGCATCGGATCAACTTTACCGAGTCCTGAATTCCATTGTATTGCAGCTCCCCCGACGTCTGGGAACATGTTCAATGATGATATGATATTACACTGTGACCATGTTCCTGCCGCGGCGTTTCCTAATGGTGGATATGCAATAATGAGTGATTTTGAAATGCTATAAACGCCAGGAGGTATATAAATCGCATAAAAGTCTGCAGGATTTAATAAGAAATGATCTATCGCGTCTTGAATTGCATCTCCGCCGTTTGACGATCCATCATTTGTTGCGTTTGCAGAATACCCCAGTCCAACTAAATCCGTTGTAACGTTAATGACTGGTAATCCGCCACTTGCACCACCTCCACCTGATCCTGGAACTCCTTGAGGGCCTTGGTATCCTTGAGAACCTTGCGTACCAGATCCAGTTGCCCCTTGTGATCCTGGAACACCTTGAGCTCCTCTGTCGCCGGTCGAACCTTGAGGACCTTGAGTACCTGGAACACCTTGGGTTCCTCTATCACCATTTGAACCTTGGCTTCCTTGAGTACCTGGAACACCTTGGGTTCCTCTATCACCATTTGAACCTTGGCTTCCTTGAGTACCTGGAACACCTTGGGTTCCTCTATCACCATTTGAACCTTGAGGGCCTTGAGGTCCCTGTGTACCACTAGCTTGAGGTTCCGTGATGCTACCAGAAACTATGAGATTCCATACGTCACCACCAACGTTTCGATATTTGTTTGCGGTTGATGTATCTAAAGCAATCGATCCATTAGGCGCGGAGATTCCAGACGGATTTGAATTAACTTTTAACAGCTGAATCCCATTAAAGGTTTTGCTAGTGATTATTGCCATGGGTGTGATTCTTTCTTCACGATAAATATTAAAGTTATTTTTGTTTGAAAATTTAATATTTGTTTTTTATAACACCAACAACATATAAGAATCTTCTCAATGAAAAACTCAGTAAGATCATTGTATAATTTGTATTCTAGTTATGAGGCCTGGGACATTGGTGAGATCTGTTTCCCGTTATCCTTCTCATTTGAATGGTATCGTGAGGCTCACCCCGTTGAATGACCCGGAGGGAAGTGAGTGGCCTGAATGGCATCCCCACGAGGTTGGGATTGTTTTGCCTGCAGTAGTGGGTCAAGTTGGGGTGTTGGTGATGATACCTGGTGGTGTTGGTCTGTGCTTTCATGATGAAGTAAAGGAAATCCGATGAAACCGGGAGACATTGTGGTTCCCATAGGAGATAGTGTCGGTCTTCTTAGCGAGTCAGTGGAATTTTCTATAGATCCAGAAAACATTTATTATGGATACCTAGGAGACATAGGATGGCTGCACCGGGGAGAAACTGGGTTGGTCATAGAGATTCAACGGGAAAACAGCTGTCGAGTGAAGCTGATGATTGGGTCCAAGTTGTGGTGGGCAAATGTTTCTGAGCTTGAGGTTTTGAAGTGATTCCAGGCGATCTTGTCATTGTGTATGATGCTTTTAGCGCTGAAGAAACATTACCTCGGCTTGGAATTTATGTTGGATATCGATATGGGTGGGCATCCCCGATGTACACGGTGCTGACTGATGTCGGATTTGTCGAGCGGATCGAAAGTGAATTAGAACTTTTGCAGAGCTGTGAAAACTTCGTGCAAGGTGGTATAAGATAGTAGAGTTATGTCTGAAACAGAAGTTAAGAAGGTTAAGTTTAAGGTGCGTGACCTGGGAACCGGACTGTATCAGGACGGTAAGGTCGAAAAGTTCACTGGTGAGCCTACTTGGTCCAAGCGGGGCAAGATTTGGAAGGACATTGGCGAATTGAAGAAGCATTTTTCTGCCCTCGAGGCCTTTCGAATTTCTTTGTCACCGTTGTGGGAAGTGATTGAGTACCAAGTCAAGGAGACTGACGCAGAAAGGTATCCTGCCACTGTCATGACCACCAAGAAAAAGGTTTAATAAATGAGATGAAGACTTTTAGGATTCCATTTACGAGGATTAATTTCTCGCTGTTTCACCACGGTGTGTTGAACGTCTGGGGTGAACATCCTCTTCGTGGGACCGTGTGGTCTTTTCACTTGTTTCCGGCCCCGAAGTATTTGAGGTGGGGAAGAAACAACAGGTCAGGATCATCTCAAATCATCAAAGATTTTGGTGCGGGTCCGTTGTTCAGGCTGGTGAGGTTTGGTCCGTCAAAGGCGTAAGATGAAAGATTCTGGACTGTTTACGAACATGACATCAATGTCATGGGCCGCCATTGTTTTCTTTATTTTGGCCAAAGTGTTTGGTATGATTGGTGTTTGTCTAGGATTTATGGGTCCTGAGTATCACACCATGGGTGGGGTTCTTTTGGGAACTGCGATTGTTTCCATATTCACTTCTGTCGGATGTTCTTTTGTACAAATGTCAAAAGATAAGAAGAATTTTGAGTCAGAAGATGTGGGTGTTCGAAGGGTTCGGCAGCTGGCCGACATGAGGTTTGAGCTTGAAGAAGAGATCAGAGAGCTTGAGTCTCGAAAGTCTGCACTGAAAAATTTAATGTTCCGAAAAGGTTAAACAAACAACACATGATTAATTTTGCTGATGTTATTTTAGATCTGCAGCAGGGTGACTCTGGAAAAGGAAAAATTTCCAATTCTTTGGTTCAAACTGGAGACTATACCCATTCCGTTCGATTCAACGGATCGAACAATGCTGGTCATACCATCTACAAGGACGGTAAGAAGATCGTGACTCACAGCATTCCAGCCGGAGTTCTTCACGGTGTAAAGAGCATCATAGGACCTGGTTGTGTGGTGAATGTGGATCATTTCTTTGATGAGCTTGATGATCTTGAGGATTGTGGAATAGATCTCAACGGTTTGGTTTATATTTCAAAGAACACCCACATCATCACTAGCTCTCACCTAGAAGAGGACGGCCGTGACACCAAGATTGGAACCACGAAGCGTGGCAACGGACCTGCCTACAGAGACAAGTACGATCGTAAGGGAATTAGGGCATCAGAGGTCCATGAGCTGCAACCCTACCTGATCGATGTTTATGAGGAGTTCCACGGCAAGAAGGGATGTTCTGTGCTGTTCGAAGGAGCACAGGGATTCTATTTGGATGTTGATTGGGGAGATTATCCTTATGTCACGTCATCTCACTGCACAGTGGGTTCTGCCGTGATGAATGGTGTTCCACCTCAGAAGATCAGAAAGATTTATGGGGCAGCTAAGATCTATGAGACATATGTTGGAACGAAGAAGTTCGAACCTGATGATCCCGTTTTTGAAAAGATTCGAGGGCTTGGTAATGAGTATGGAGCAACTACGGGCCGACCACGGCAGTGTAATTGGTTGGACATTGATAATTTGGTGAAAGCAGCTAGGATCAATGGTGTGACCGATCTCGTTGTTTCAAAGATGGACATTCTCAGGTCAATTGGGATGTGGTGTCTTTATTATCATGGAAAGAAGTTGACATTCTCTTCAGAGATGGGAATCAAGGATTTCATTACAAATCAAATCGGTTCCGATGTGACTATTTATTGGAGTGATAACCCAGAGAACCTATGACTCCATGACTCCGGGTGATCCTGTGATTATTAATTTATCTCGGACCGGTATTTCCAATAATTTATTTTTTGGAATTTTTCTTGGGGTTGTAGAGACGGCCTTGCCTTCGACATTGAGATACCAATTTCTTGTTGGAAATAAGGTGATCATGAAGTATAAGAGCTTCGTCGATTCTAGGGTTAAACGAGTGTGATAAAATTTACGAGACGGTGTTAGAATAACAACATGAAAGATTTAAAGCTCTGTTATATTAAGGGTAATTGGGCATGGTTCACTTCATGCTCATTAGATTTCCAGCTGGGAGATGGGTGGACTGAAACACCTTATGAGTACAGCTCAATGCCTCCTTATGATTCTCACAAGGGAAAAGATGGCAAGCAAAAAAGACACAAGATCGTGAAGGTGGCATTTGAGTCTGATTATGAAGAGCCGTGTTGCGATGAGCTTAGGACAAAGTTGTCTGTGGTCGTGATTAACAAGGGAAAAATACCGTGGTTGAAGACTTCATCTTATTCTTCTATAGATTTGAAGCCGATCTCGGCCGGAACATCACTTGAAGATTTCATTAAGATCATCAGGGCATCTGGTGGAGACGTTTTTGTTCCTGCTCCATGAAGAAATTTTTTCTATTCCTGTGTTTGGTTTGTTGCTCATCCAAGAGTCATGATCCTAAGGTGGTTGATCTTGGTGGTGATGTTGGTCAATCTCGCGGAGGTTCTGCACCGATCGAGGAGGGTTGTGTCAACGGTGATAAGAGACCGTGTCATGTGACATTGGGCGAGCATGGTGGTGTGACAAGCTGTTTTGTTGGTGTACAGTTCTGTATCGAAGGAACCTGGATGGAGTGCGGAGAAGATCTGAATAAATAGTTATTGGATCATGTTGACTAAAGTCGTTCAATTCATTAAAGGGTTTCCGGGTTGGTTGAAACACAGGATTCACCACAAGTTAGAGCATTTCTCTTTGGAAGAGCTCAAGAAGACCGTGATTGAGGGTGGGTTTCCGTTGTTGTTGATAACTTTGGGATGGGAGATCATTGAGGATGTATTGTTTCCTATGATCTTCATGTTCCTAGGATCTTGTGTTCATCCTGTATTTTATGCAGGAGTTCCAGTTTCTTGGGCACTGTGCCTTCATTGGTTGGCAGTTCCCGTTCTTTGGGGATTGTGGGTGAAGTACCGAAAGACCGGTGATAAGAAAGACATGAACACCGACAGCTGAGCGGTGTAGATTATAGAATAAGTTTCAAAGGAAAATAAGAAATGAGAAAGAATGTAAAGCTTCGTTTGGTTGTTGATCCTCCCCGAGATGAGCACGGAATCACTGATGAAAATCATGATTTCGTCACCGTCGAAGTCGGATCAGAATCCCTCGAGTGTCTTGCTTGGTTCATGTCCATGATTCAGGATCGAGTCGTTTCTGAAGCCCAGATCGAGGAGGATGAACCAGGCTTGGCAGGTAGGTGATCTCATACGGATCATAGATGATCCAATGAGTTTTACCGTGGGTGATGACCTCGTCGGTCTCACCGGGATGATCATAGGGTATTGCGATGAGATCTATACCGTGTTGATTTCTGGTGGGACCCGTACCGTTCGTGTGCTTGATTTCATGATGGAAAAATTGGAAAATGGAAAACAAGAAAGAAAAAGCAATCGTGGCAGACCATCACAAAGAGGAAAATTACCTAAGTGAAGGTAAGATCACAAACTGTCCAACATGTGGTGTTGATCTAAAGGGACAGGGATCCTGTGCTTCCATTAACTGTCCCTGTGCACCAAGGATTACTGTCTGAGGAGAGTCATGTTCACCGAATTTAAGCCATTCGTTGTCGAACCTGATGGGCCTGAGAAAAAAGTGATCCTCAGAAACCCTGATGATGATAAGGATTTTATTGTTGTCTATCGCTCAGTGAGCTGGGAAGACACGATTGGAATTTGTTCAAGATTGAATTCTATTATGAACGTCCACAATACCAGACACAGAACCATGGACAGCCTCAGAAGCAGGGAAGACAGGTTGCTGTCCTTAGGATTCATGGATCCTGATGTTCATCCTGATGTCTATTGTGATGATGATAGAGACACGATACCTGGGGGTCACGAGTGATATATGAAAGTGGGGGACTTGATCATCGTGACATCATTTACCCCTGAAATCGTCCCAGAAAAATTGGGAATTTACATAGACGACGGGGTGACAAACGGTGCTCATGAAAACTGTTTGGTTTTGACACAAGACGGTGTTGAAGAAGTCAATTCTTACCTTATTTTTCCAGTAGAGCACCAGGATGATCAACCCAGAAAGAAAGCAAAACACATTCGTTCCAGGCGAGCTGGTCCGCTGGTGGGTCACAAAAAAATCTAGACAAATTATCTATGTTTATATCGGTCAAGATTCAGAAGATCCCTGGACGGCCATCCTGTTAGGCCCTGATGGCATGACCAAGGCAAGATATATTCAGTTGGAGACACTATGACACCTGGCAGCCTTGTGGTTCCGGTAGACAATGAAGAGTTCATGTTTGATAATCCAGACTACATGGATCACGAGGTCGATCACATTTCTTTCTATTGGACGGCATCTCAGGTTGGAATCATTTTAGAAAGTAGACAGCTTCACCGAGACAGAGGTAGGTGGTTCCCAATCAAGGTCATGGTGGAAGGTCAGGTCGGTTGGACCTATTCAGACTATGTAGAAGTGTTAGGATAGAGGTGAAATATGTTGGACAGGTATTCTAGTCCCGAAACACGTGAGATCTGGTCTGAAAAAAAGAAATACGAGACATGGTACCGCGTAGAGAGAGCCATATATTCCGCGGCACATGTACCGGACCTTCCTGACATCCAATTCGATGTTGATCGGATAGGGGAGATCGAGAAGACCACCCGACACGATGTCATAGCCTTCCTAACTTACCTAGAAGAAGTGTTAGGACCCCGGGCATTGAAGGTCCATATGGGTTGCACCTCTAGTGACATAGTTGATACCGGTTTCTCTCTCCTGCTCCTAGAATCGACCGAGATCATCAGGGATAGGTTGGAGAAATTCATCCGTGTCCTGGAGCGGATGGCCTACCAGTATTCCTCCACTCCTATGATCGGAAGGTCCCATGGGATCCATGCCGAACCCACTACCTTTGGGCTGTTCCTGGCCGGTCACCTGTCCGAGGCCAAGAGGAACATGAAGAGGTTGATGTCGGCCCGAGAAGAGATCAAGGTCGGAAAGGTTTCTGGTGCCGTTGGGACCTATGCCCACCTCTCACCCGAGGTAGAAAAGATTGCGCTGGAATCTCTGGGGTTGAGGCCCGAGACGATATCTACCCAAGTGGTGGCTCGAGATCGGTATGCCGCTTATTTTTCTGTCATGGCCCTCATCGCGGGAGGAATAGAAAGATTGGCAGTGAATCTAAGGCACCTCCAACGGACCGAGGTGGGTGAGGTTGAGGAACGGTTTGGGGCAGGACAGAAGGGTTCAAGTGCCATGCCTCACAAGAAGAACCCCATCTCCAGTGAGAATCTCTGTGGATTGGCTCGGGTGGTGCGGAGCCACCTTCAACCTGCCCTGGAAAACATTCCGTTGTGGCATGAAAGAGACATATCACATTCTTCCGTGGAGAGACACATAGCCCCTGATTCGACCTCGACCGTGGTCTACATGTTGGAGCGGATCACCGGTGTCATGGAGAATCTGGTGGTCAAGGTGGATCGGATGAGGAAGAACCTGGACTCCAGCAACGGTTTGATCTACAGTGAATCCGTGTTGCTGTCCCTGGTCGATAAGGGTGTTCCTCGGCAGGTAGCCTATGCGATGGTCCAGAGGAATGCCTTGGAGAGCCATGAGTCCGGTGTCTCTTTCAAGAAGTTGATCATCCATGATCCTGACATCGAGACCCACCTCACCAAGGACGAGATCGAGGGTTGTTTTGACCTGGAACACTGTTTAAGGTATTCACAAGAGATCATAGATCGGGTGGTGTCTGAGCCGTGAAACCTGGTGATCTGGTCAAACATCGGTATCGGGACATGATCTGGTTGGACCCGGGTGATGATGACCCCGAGAAAGATTTCACCTTGGAGTGGGGCAAGGAACAGCTAGGAATTGTTCTTGGGTTCACGTTGTATGATGACCCAGGGCCCGACTTTGGTCCTGAGAACTACGTAAAAGTATTGATTCCTAGTGGAATTGGGTGGATATGGGAGAGCCAACTTCAGATCATGGGAACTGTTCCGAAATGAAAAAAGCTGAATTTGAACCAATCCCTGGAGATCTAGTGGTCCACAATTACAAACCTGACACGGTTTGGATCACATCCAGTGATGATCCCATGTCATCACACGATATTCCTTGGGGACCTGATGAGGTCGGGACGGTGTTGCAGGTGACCCCGTGGAGCGTCCCTGGCGATCCTGACCGTGATACCTTCATCCAGATTCTGATCCCGGCCGGTGTCGGTTGGCTTTTCGGTAGCGATGTTGTGCCGGTGAAAAGCCCAGGTGAAGAGTGATAGGATGAGACTATGTTGATCTTCCGGATCTCCCAGATTTCTAACAGGGAATATGACACATATTCATCTGCGATTATTGTGGCTTCTGGCGAGTCAGAGGCCAGGGGTGTCCATCCGCAGGGAGATCTGGAATGGAATCCTGACCGCGGTAAGTGGTGTTACACAGATGATCCCACGGTGGCCAGTTGGTCAAATTCATGGGTGAATCCTGATGATGTCGAGGTAGAGCTCGTGGGGGTGGCACACCAGCCGGGTAAGAGGATCCTGTGTGCCTCTTTTCATGCAGGATGAGCTCCGGATTCCGGCCGGGGACCATGGTCAGGTTGATCCAACCCGAACTATTCGAGGATGAAAGTATGTACCTCGTGATAGGACGGACCAGCGAGACATTGGGGGGTCCTGCCTGTAAGATTCTAAGGTGTGGGACCGGAGAGGTTTTCGAGTGGTATGAGGATGTCCTTGTTGAAGTTTTTAAAGAAGCATAGTGCAAAACCCATCTTCCACGTGTTATACTGGTTCTATGGAAGTCAAGCCCGGTGACCTGGTTCGGCACAAGATCAATCGTGATTGGTTGGGCGTGGTGATGGGACCTGTCGTAGACCCCCTTTCTCATAGGAAATTTACGAAGTATACGGCATACCAGCTGAACTCCTACCGTGTTCTTCCTCTAGGATCTGAGCCGACCCACTTCGCAATGTTACACGTCTCGTACTTGGAGGTCATATGAGCCGCTTCACGGACATCTATCTATCTGAAGTTCCTCAGGGATCTTTGGTTTATCCTTCGTCCTCTGCCCGGCAGTCCGGCAACGGTGGTTACATGTTGGAGGGTCTTGGTGCTAACCGTTTTGTCAATAATGATTCTGACATTTTCCCTGCCGTTGTGATCAACCCTTCGAAAGGAACCTTGATTACCCCTACTGGGTTGAAGAACCTTGCTCGGTATTCATTGGTGTCGGTGATGAAATGAAAGAAGAAAAGTGCTGGGTAGAGGTGGTAGAGAATCCGGATGGTAGCGCCACGTTGCACCTTGAAATCAATCAAGAAATTCGTGGGTTGATCCTCCGGGCCACCGGGAAGAAACGGTTGACCAAGGGATTGGTGGAAAAGCTTGTGTTAGATTCTCTGTATCGACAACTGGAGTTCCTGGACCCATGAAACCTGGTGACCTTATTCGGTTCAAATGGGCCCGTGACAAAACAGTTGTGGGTGTTGTCATTTCTATCCATCCATATCCAGATTATCACAGCGGAATTGATTTTACCATGGAGCTCCTGGAACAAGACGGCCGTAAGTTCATCTACCATGTTTGGAGAAATGGTGACCAGGAGTTGGAGGTCCTCAGTGAAGCCGGGTGACCTTGTGAGGAATAAGGTGGGTGGTTTCTGGGGCGTCCCAATGACTGGTATCATCATCAAGGAATCCGACCGTAGCAACACCTGGGGGGATGAGAAGCACCAATGGTGGACCGTCATGTGTGAGGGAGGCGTGGTTGTGGATGAGGTAGAAACAATGATGGAGGTCATCCATGAAAACAATTCGTCCAGGTGACCTTGTCCAGGTGGAACCGCATGCCAGTTGCAACGTGGATTGGGGTTCTGCCAAGAGAAGTTTTCACACCGGAAAACAACCCACCTTGGGAGTCCTGATCGAGAACAAACTCGAGTGGTACCAGATCATGTTGAATGATGGTAGGTCTGGGTGGATTTGGTTCCGTGAGGTGAAGCCGTTATGAAACCAGGCGATCTTGTGAGAATTGAGGGGGTGATGCTCAACGGTTACACCTGGGTGATGTCATCCTTGGGGATTTTCTTGGGTAATATTCCGTGGAACCACCCGAGTTATTCACCATCGTTTCCATCCTGTGAAATTCTAACCCGGCAAGGGGTAAAGTTGATCGGACTAGAGAGGATCCGTTGTGTATGAAGTCGGGTATGATCTACGTTTTCTCTCCGTTCCAGGTTGATTACAATCCCATGGTGCAGATGGGAAGGAAGCCGATGGTTGGGCTGTTCCTGGAAAGGGTAAAAGCTCACAGCGGCTGGTTACATTCCAAGTACAGGATTCTTGGTCCACAAGGAGTCGAGGATCTGTGGAGTAACCAGTGGAGTTCCGATCCAGTCCCAGATTTTGTGGGGGAAGAATGAAACCAGGTGATCTTGTAAGGTTCACAACTTCCGTGTATAGCGGTTGGGGGTTGGGTTTGATCCTCAGACCATATGACATGGTGGATCGTGATGGAAGAAAACATCCGGGTTATTACCATGTGATGACCTTGTTGGGAGTGAAGCTCGTGTCCGATTCTTTCATGGAGGAATTAAGTGTTGATCACCTACCACGGCCGCAATGAGATCGAAGTTGAGCTTGGTGACTATGTCTACTACAAGACCGTGGACGGAAATGTTCACGAGGGAACCTTGTTGAAGGTGGAACGTCCAGTGTGGCCCCGCAATATTACCTATGTATCCTTGCTTGGGGGTGGAGGAATGAAGAGGATCAACACCCATCTGATCTTCTGGTTTGAAAACTTGATCAAGGTGAGGGACTTGTGATGGGAGGAATTGGACCAGGTGACCTTGTGGTCCACGAGTACAAGAGATCGGTTGGGGTTCTTGTTGAGGTCCTTGTGGACCAGAAGCTCATGAGGCACCCATTTTCTGTTCCGTGGAGATACCGGGTGTTGTGGGCGGATGGGATCATCGGGGAACATGACATGGGAACCTTGAGGAGGGTGGCCGTGTATGATCGGTTTGGTAAGTTTAGATCATCCGGTGCAAAATGTGGTTGAACCGTGATAGTATGGAATCATGAATCCTGGTGACATGATCCTTGTTTGGAGTCACAGTTATCCTGTTGGATGGGTTAAGGGACAAGATCCTCACCGGTATGATGTGCCGACCCCTGTGATATTCCTAAGTGAATTTAGTGAGACCGGAGGGGATCCCCGTGTCTTTTACAACATCTTGACCCCGGGAGGTGTTCATCATATTTACTCCGGGTTCTGCCAGGAAGTTGGCCATGAAGCCGGGTGACATGGTTGGTTGGAAGTTCCGTTTCCAAATGGGTCTTCCTGGTGACATTGGGATCATCATGGAAAGGATCACACAGTCCCATGACCCATTTCCCTACTGGAGGGTATTATTTCCAAACAAAGGAATTCTTCAGTGCCGAGAATCGGATCTACAGGTGGTGGAATGAGGGTTGGAGATTTAATCTCCGTGGTTCGGTACCACAAAGGTTTTCGGATGGATGATCCTCCGATAACCGGACTCCTGGTGGAACGCAGCCGTCTGGTTCACATCGTTGCCCCTAAAAATTCTTCTAGAATTAAGATACTGGAAACAACAGGGGAATTAAGGGAAATATTTGTGAACAACCTGGACGTCACGGAGGTGCTGATTGGAGCCTGAGTATAGGATTGGTGACCTTGTTCGGCTCAATGTGGACAAGAAGCCCTTGGGTTTGACGGTCCTTGTTGATGTCTATGGTGATGTTTTTGGGATGGAGTTGAACCGTGATGGGTTGATTCCCAAGATCGTGGGACGGTTTTTCAAGGGTGATGTCGGTGTTGTTGTTCAGATCGATGGTGAAACCTGCATGACCAGGGTGATGACCAAGTCCGGCGTGGTAGGTTGGGCAAACACCTGGGATTTTATTCCGGTGAAGGGTGGTGGTGGTGCTTGAGGTTGGGGACCTCATCTTGTATGGTAATCCTCAGAGAATGATTCCCCCCACGGTGGGTATCGTGATCAGAGAGCATCATGGTGTTTCCGTGGATACTCGGTTCTTCGTGGTGTTGCTCTCCAGTGGAAAACAACAACTCGTTACTGAAAATTATCTTCTCCCCGCGGTGCAAAACCCCGTGCAAGGATGATAGGATTGAAACATGGCAACCAAGAAAACCTCCAGTTTCATGAAGAAGAACCCCACCAAGAAATCCACCGAGAAGAACTTCGTGTTGAGGTTCCACACATCCCTCGATGGAGAGAATAACTCCTGGGATTCACCTATGTTCTACAGTGAATCCGGGCAAGGTTGGGTGGCCGATATCGGAAGTGCAACTCGGTATTCCGAGAGCGGTGCGGATGGGAGAATCCTACAACTCCTCAAGGATGACAAGATCGCATCGGAACTGGTTGATCTCAACGTGAAACCGGATAACATCTTCACCCTCCACACGGTGTTTCTTGATGATGGTAATGTTCCTCAGATCATCATCAAGGTTCCTCAGTTTCCTGGTGATACCTACTGCCTCATTCCATCCAATGAGAACATCAAGGAAGAGGATCTGGTGGATGTGTTGAAGAGGGATGATTTCACTGCCCTTTATGATACAAACATCGGTGTGGTTCCCAAAAACAATGAGGAATTTCTCGCATCACTCGGATATGAATTTGAGGATTGAACCATGCCGCTATACAGAGTAACATTCCATACAGAAATCCTCATCGATGCCCGTGATGAACGTGAGGCCGAGAGGATTGGGGATAGAAACCTAGAATTCGAGGTTCGGAACTGTGGATCCGAGGTGTATCGGATTGAGGAATTGAAATCCGTGGATCAACTCCGAAGGGCAGAGAGGGGTTCCTTACCTTGGAGATCCTCCGAGAGAAGAGGGGAACCTGAGCTCCTGGTGGAAGAGATTCTGGGAGGAAACTGAGAAGTGGGTACGAACTATTATTTTCACCAAAAATCTGAGTTGAAGTGTGTAACCTGTGGGCATGACCCTGGTGCCAAGGTGTTACACATTGGAAAATCCTCCTATGGTTGGTGTTTTTCCCTTCACATCATTCCTGAGGAAGGTATCAATTCCTTGGATGATTGGAAGTTGGCCTGGGATAAACCTGACACCAAGATCCTCAATGAATATGATGAGGTTGTCCGGCCCGAGGACATGTTGAAGATCATCACCACTCGTGGCCCTGGAAAATGGAGTCCCGAAGGAATGGAACCACGGAGGCATGATGGGGATCACTGTGTTGGGCATGGAAATGAATCCTATGATCTGATTTGTGGTGATTTTAGCTAGTTTCAAGGGTGATTTTATGAAATTAAAGATTTTTGGTATGGTTTTTTGGAAAGAAAAACCTGGAGTTGTTTCCCCTGGCCCGGCCTGGTGTTGTTCCTATTCATGTTTCATTCACATCCAGGATTCCCTTCCTTCCCTCCTTTGGGAGATCCTAACAGAATTCCGCAACGATAAACATTTGGTTGGGTAATGAGATATGATTCCAGGTGATCTGGTTGTTCTTAAAGAAAACCCGAAATATTGTGGTATTGTTATTACAAGGAAAATTGTAGATAATATTTTTAAGGATTCCCTGGGCCTGGAACCTTACTATACCCTTGATGTTCTGTGGAACATTGGGGATATTCCCATTGGTGAAGTTGGTACTTTGGGGATTGGAAGTGGAAACCTGAGGAGTATCATAGAAGATCTTGTTGAGGTGCAAAACCCGGTGGGATGATGATAGGATAGTAACATGAAACCCGGTGATTTGGTTAGGTTAACTCGTTTCGATGAGATACCTTTCATTGGTGTTTATCTCGGCCCATCCAATAGATTTGATGAGAAAAGACAACCTTATGAGGGGAGGTTCGTGTTGAACACCGGAATCATTAAAGATGTTGATTTCGGAAACCATTTGGTTTGGAACTTCGAGGTGATGAAGTGAAATTATCTCTCGGTGATATGGTTTTCGTGAGGGATTCTCTCTTTGTTCCGCCCACAAAACCATTAATCATCGTTGATATCTACAAGGTAGGGCTCTCTTCGTATCCCTACTTCGTGGTTGTGGATCCAAGCACCGGTGAAAAGTTTACTTACCAGAAACACGATCTTTCGGAGGTTCCTCTATGAGTTTTTGTGTTGGAGATTTGGTGAGGATGAAGAAAGTTTATAGTTCCACACCAATTTTTTCCACCTGGGGAAACAAGGCCGGCGGTGATAAACCCATTGGAACCATTCAACCAGGTGAGATCGGTGTTGTTCTTGAAACGACGGAACCTCAAGGTGGAAACGGGGCACGGATCATGGTAACCGGGAGGATCGGTTGGGTTAATCTTATTTTCCTGGAGAATGAAACATGAGAGTTGGGGATATTGTTACCAACAATACCAAAGGAAGTTATTCCAAGTTGTTCTCCTCACCCATCGGATCACTGGATCCTGTACAAAGGAAACACACCGGAAATCTAACCGGAATCGGTGTGATTCTTGATCTTCAAGGTTCCGATGTGAAATTGGTTTGTGGTGAAAATATTGGGTGGTGTTATGTTGGAAACGTGAGGGTGGTGTGAAATTATCCCCCGGTGATTTGGTAAAAGTGAAAAGTTACAGAACCGATACACTCGGGTTGATCATCGATATTCAAGGTGGAACTGGTTTGTACCGGGTTTGGTTGCTCGGCCAACCTGATCTCTATAAGGTTTTCCGGTATTCCAAGGAGATGTTGGAGGTGGTGGGGTGAAGATTGGTGATATGATAAAACTTCTTCCGGATCCTGAGATCCAATCCAGGAAGATCCTTAATGATTATAAAATTATTTGGGAAGAACCAATCACAATCGATAACGATGCCAAGGGGCAAAACAACCTTCGGCCGTTCTTCTTCAATGATACCGGAATGATTCTGGAAGTAAAAGAGGTTCTGGATGGTTTTGGAAGTTCTTTATCTCTCACAACCTGGATAAGAATCCTGTGCTCCACCGGAATTGGTTGGATAAAGAGGGGTGAGGTTGAACCGGTATGAGAAACAATGATATCCCCAGTGTGAATCAGGTGGTACCTGGTGCATTGTTTATCCACCGTTACACCCCTGAGATCGGTGTGGTTCTCCGCGTTTCCTGGAACATGGTTGAGGTTCTAAAGTGAAACCCGGAGATCTGGTTGGTGTGAAGGATGGTGATAAAGGTAACACCTACTGGTTATACCATCCTGAATCCCCAATTACCATTAACCTCATCCCCACCGATATTCGGTTTGGATTCTCGGATACCGGTTTG